GTCCGCTGTTCGGTCCGCTCGACTGTAATGTGACCCACGGTCCAGCGGTCCGCTGTTCGGTCCGCTCGACTGTAATGTGCCACACGGGGCAGCGGTCCGCTGTTCGGTCCGCTCGACTGTAATGTGAAAATTTGTATTGACACGTATATATGTGCCATGCTATAATGAATCATCCAAAAATGAAACGGAGGTAACACCAAATGAAACAGACCACCAACACCACCACCACCCCGGCCCCCGCCAGAGCGCCGCAGCCCGTCCCCAGTATGGCACAGGGCATCAAGGTCCCCCAGCGCCGCAGCCGCCCGGAGGGCACGACCCCCAGCACAGCAGCGGCAGCATGGGAGGCCATGACCAGAGCAGACCGCACCACCACCCACACCAGCGAGGCCGCAGCCGAGGCCGCCACCCGTCACCGCATAGAGGCCGCAGCGGAGGCCAGCCAGACCCAGCGCCAGCGCATCACCGAGGCCGCAGCCGAGGCCGTGCAGCACACCACCCGCCCGGAGGCCATCACCACCGACCACACCACCACCCCGCCGCGCCGCCATTATTACGGTTGTTACTGGTTCGACCACGACGCAGCCGAGGCCGTGCACAAGATTGACGAGTACCGCCGCGAGGCAGCAGCGCAGCGCATGAGCACCAGCCCCCGCACCAGCAAGGCCCCCAAGCGCCGCAGCAAGGCAAGGATTGCAGAGGACGCAGCCAGAGCCGCAACCGAGGCCGCAAAAGAGGCCGACGCGATCAGAGCGGCACAGGAGGCCAGAGCGGCAGAGGACGCAGCCAGAGCGGCAGAGGCCGACGCGATCAGAGCGGCACAGCTTGACCGCATTGTCACAGCGCACCCCGCCACCGTCACACGGATTGACCCCGCAGCCACCACCGCAGCCAGACAGGCCGCAGCCATGGCAGAGGCCGTGACACGCTACCCGGAAGCGGTTCGCATGATTGACCAGCGCAGCAGCGGAGGCCGTGACAGCCGCATGACCGCATACACCCCGACCCCCAGCGCCGCAGACATGACCCCGACAGCACTAATCAGCACAGCCGCCACCATGGCAGCAGCGGCAGCGGCAGCGGAGGCCATAACAGACCACATCATCGGCACCGCCACCCAGCCCCAGCGCATACACAACGCCCTGACCGCCTACGGCATCCGCGACAATCGCACCGCAGCCACCACCAGAGCCGCAGCCAATGCAGCAGCCGCAACCGTGCGTAATGCGGCATATCAGGCAGACCAGACAGCAGCAGCGGAGGCCGTAAGGACACACGCCACAGGCACCGCAGCCGGCGCGGCAGTATATACCGCAGCAATCACCATAGCACGGGCCGTAGCACATAACGCATATGACCCCCAGCGCACCAGAGCCGCAGAGCGCACCACACAGGACGGACGCACCAGTAACAGCGGCATGACTGACCGCATCGGCGGCACCCTCCGCGACATATCCAGAGCGGCGGCAGCTATCAGCCGCACAGCAACGGCGCAGGAGGCAGCAGCGGAGGCCGCGACAGAGGCCGCAGCAGCGGAGGCAATCGAGCGGCAGCACAGAGCCAGCGCCGCAGCCGCCCGGAGGGCATACCGCAGCGACAGCACCCCCGCAACGGCACGGGCAAAGCGCAGAGCCGAGGCCAGAGCGACAGCAGCAGGGACAGCAGCACGGGAGGCCAGAGCGACATCGGCACGGCTGGCACATGACGCAGCCGCAATCATGGCCGACACGCTCCCCGACCTTGATATTATCCACGAGGCAGCAGCGGCAATCATGACATACTACACGCAGCAGGCAGGCCCGGAAGCCGTAGTCATCCGCACCGCCACCCGCCCCCGCACAACACGCCGAATAGACGTTATCCCCACGCAGCCGGGACAGGTCATCCCCGCCCGGAGGGCCGTATATAGAGACGTAGCCGCAGCGCTGGAGGCCGAGCGCCGCAGCCATGAGGATAACGGCAGGCAGATATACAGCCTCGACGAGTTGACCGAGGCCGCAGGAGACAGCATCTATTATCGGGCACTTGTGGCAGATACTACGCTTGACAGCACGACAGCCCGCACCGAGGCCGCAGCCGCAGAAATACGGGACAACTTGACGGGACGCGCCTCGACCGTGTACCGCCTCCGCCTCCGTGGCGCGACATGGCAGGAGGCAGCCGAGGCAATAGGGCTGACCACGTACAAAGTCGGCAGTATGGTTAATATCCGCATGGCGCTAGAGGCCGCAGCACGGGAGGCCATGCCAGCAGCCGCAAAGCGTTACCCAGCGGAGGCCAGAGCGGAGGCCAGCAGCGCCCCCGGAGCCGTGAAGCAGCTCGACAAATGCGGAGTTATTATCGCCACATATGGCAGCATCAAAGAGGCCGCACGGAGTACGGGCATAGACCGGAAGAACATCCAGAACGCCGCAGACGGCAAGCGCCGCACGGCAGGCGGTTACATCTGGCAGCGCATCACCGAGGCCGCAGCCGAGGCCGAGTGATCGACCACCGACAGAAGGAGGGTTTTATTATGCTGAATCACATTTTGTTCAAGCTGGCAAGGCCGGACAGCTCCACGCCAAATTTGTTTTGGTGTAAGCTGGCGTCATGGTTATACTGCCACGGCATCAAATAAGCGCATAGCCAACCAGCAGCCCCGGACCGCATCAGCGGACCGGGGATTTTTTTGTTTCCTGCCGCAGGTCTGAGCTACGGAGCATCCTGCCGCAGGTCTGAGCGGCAGGATTTTTGATTACAGCCCAGCGGGGCCGGAGTGCCCTCTATGATACGAACCTAGAGCGTTATAATATATACTCTATACAATAACTAATTATTATCAATCTGCCGCCCCGCCGCAAGTGATAACAGGGTGTTATCTTCGGTTTACTTGTGTAAACCTTGTTTTCACGCTGGCACGATCAGATTTTTTCCGGTTTACAAGTGTAAACTATATGATGTGTTGTTAGACTTTGGATTTTTTGATTTTTCGTAATGGATGGATGGACTACATTTGTAGTCTATATTTTGCTATTATATCGACAGCCGATATAGTATAAATAGACTGTTGAAAATAATGTTGAAAAGTCGAATATTTTAGATTGCGTTCAACTTGACGTTTTCACACTATGTTAAATAGGGCCTTAGTTATGGGATTTTCGGTCCGATTTTTTTGTGGTTTATGTCCAAGTCACTTTCTCTCTCATCCACCCAATTTCCCTCAAATCCCACTTCCCTTCCCCCTTAGCAATGGATACCCGTAAGATCACATCCAAAGAGAAAACGTATATTATGCACTTGGGAGATCCCATAACGCTGGATAATGAAGGCTTAGTTGGGAAGTCAAAAAATTTTTTTCTAATTCTGCAAAATTTCTTCTTGACAAGTAGACTTCCCCATGTTATAATGACAATGCACATATGTGCGTTCTCTTTTGCAGCTACCAATCTAATTTTATGGACAGGAGGTGATATGGTGCAACGAAGCGACAAGTACACACTTGGATGAAACGGACCTGAAGAGGGGATCCCACATTCATCTTTCAATTGATCCCCGATTCAGGTTTGGGTCATCCAATTCATTCCCTTTTTTTTTCTATTCGGTGTTCTCTCTTTTCCTTTATATATATTCTTTAAGAGACGAAACCGCAAACCCTTGGTACAAGCGGACTTCAAAAAATTTTTCAAGAAAGTTTTCCAAAAATCCACCACTTTTCTTGAAAACACTATTTTTCACTACCTAAAAAGGAGGTCTTCAATGACTGAAAATTTGACTTATTTACATGACCGAAGCAACAACTGGACGCTACGACGAGAGAGTTACATAGAGGAAGATTTACATCCATGTTGGATAGACATTGGTAACAGACTGAGGAAGTTCTTCCATCTTAGAGATAAAGATTATAAAGGAGAGTCATCTGAACGAACGCTTGAAATTGCTACCGGACGAACGCTTGAAAATCGTACCAAGCTAACGCCTGAAAATTGTACTGATGGACTTGGGGACGATGGTGACGACTACGATTGGTATGATGCTGACTGGCGGAGAAAGGATGATTACACCTATGATGAACAGTTCAGTATTGGAGATTATATAGAATGTGAGAAGACGTTCCAAAGCGGGCATATCGTTGGGATCATCAAAGACTGGGTCGGTAAGGATGCCTGCTACAAGATCATCTCGACCGAATATGAATATGGTATTGTTCATTTGGATTATGTCCAACCAGAGAACGTTACGTTCCATGAATTCGCCGGTACACCTGCCTACCTTGAGAACTTTGGATACCGACTTCGGAGAAGATTCGTTATTGGATCTTTCGGTATTGGATTCGTCTGGCGCTACTATAATAAAGAATTGGGGGATTGGGTGAATGATTAAAGTTTGTGATGCTATCATGGGCTCTGGGAAGAGCTCCGCTGCTATTACTCTTATGAACGAGAATCCGGACCGGAAGTTTATCTATATCACTCCGTATCTGGACGAGGCTACCCGTATTAAGGAAGCTTGCTCCGGTATGCATATCATCGAACCAGACAATAAGCCTTGGCATCGTAATTCCAAGACGGTACATACGATTGACCTCGTGAAGCAAAATCGGAACGTTGCTACTACGCACCAGGCATTCAAGTATTATCCGCCTGAGCTTTTGGATTTGATCCGGGAAAAGCAGTACACCCTGATTATTGACGAGAGCCTAAGCATCTTCGATAAGGTAGACAGTTCGCCTGTGGATTTGAATATGTTTATCGACGGGGGATTTGCTTCCGCTGATGAGTTCGGGAATATTCAGCTGACGGATAAGCCGTATACGGGGGTTGTGTTCAATAAGCTGGCGAGTCTCCTGAAAACGCGGAACCTCTTACGTATTACCTACAAGAATGGTACCGAGCAATTATTCTATTGGCAACTTCCGAAGGAATTATTCACGGCCTCTCATGAGACATATATCCTAACCTATTTGTTTAATGGACAAGGTCTTAGCCAGTTACTTCAGCTGTATGGCTTGCCTTATGAGATGATTGGAGTATACCGTGATGCTTGTGGTACATATCGTTTTACCGATTCCCCCTTCCCCATGCCTGAGTACGTGAGCGATCTTCCTAATAAGATTCATATTTTGGATAATGAAAAGATGAACGCCATCGGGGATGACCGCTATGCTCTTTCGATGCATTGGTTTGAGCGGGAGCGCAATAAGCTTCTGGAGGGTGATGATGACAACCAGATCGAACCTCTCCGCAGACATCTCGGGTACTTTTTCAATAAGATGTCTGATGCCCAGTCTACTGACCGTATGTGGGGCGTGTTCGCTGCAGATGAGGATACTGTAAAGGGGCCGGGGTATACCAAGAAGTTCGTCCAATGGAATGAGCGTTCTAAGAACTGCTATATGAACCGGCGAGCTCTCGCCTATTGCCCTAACATCTTCATGAACGTCGGACATAAGGATTACTTCCGCCGACTCGGGATACCGGTCGATGAAGACGCCTATGCCCTGTCTATCATGATCCAATGGATTTGGAGGTCCGCTATCCGCTGCGGAGAGGATATCGATATCTACGTTCCATCTTCCCGAATGCGGAAATTGTTAACGGATTGGATTAAGTCCGTATCTGGAGGCGATGCGCTTGCGAGCTAATAGAGTCGACTTCAGCTGGGAATCCACCGACGGATATGATTACTACGATATTGATATGGAGAGCGATGATGATACTGTCGATGCTTATATTGAACGCCGCCGGCAAGAGTACTACGATGAATGGTTCGTGTACGTCGAAGAAGAGTACGAATAATTTTTTTAGTTCCCCATTCTAATTTTATGGTTATTGGAGTGATGTTTTATAGCTAAACGACCTAGTTTTATGAATATTGGAGTGATGTTTTATAGCTAAACAACAGACGTGCCAGAAATACATATACAAGCTACACAGCAGCCGATTACGAAAGAGCCGATGGGAACTCTCCCTCACCCTGTCTGAGGCGCGACTGAATAATGAGATCATCTCTTTGGCTGATAGCCAGGTGCTTCGTTGGATAGATGAACTGAACGGCGTAGTCGATGGTGACCGTGTTGCTCGCGAGATCAAAGAGGAAATCCGTACTTTGCGACGAGCTCCTAATACCGCGTCGAATCGACGGAATATCAAGAAGCTCTATGCTCGTTTGGATAACGTCCAATTCAAGCCGGATTACATGTGCCTCATCATCGACAGCGTCAAGGATTACTACCGGGCATGTAGAGGGTTCAGTATAAACGGCGTCAGTTATAAGCGCCTGCTTGGAACGAACGGCGGTATCAAGAATAATACCATCGTATTTGTCAGTGAACGCTTGTGGCCGGAACTGTCCCGCCGTATTGATAATGGACGCGACATGACGAAGGAGCTCGTGCCTGCGAAGCTGGAAGCGTATAAGGCTCTCGCGTGCTCTGCCTCCACCCCGGTGTCGATGCCCAACGGGATCCTCGTCGTGAAGGACTGCCAGACGAAATTCGTCGAGGATATCATCTACCTGACTGACGAGAATGAGGGAGAGCCTCTTATGGAGTTTCGCCCCGGTACGGAAATCGAGCTGGATGCGTCTGACGGCTTCGGGTTGATGCTTCCGTCTTTGGCTGAGCGCTGGAGCGAGGAACTCGGACTTGATTACGTCGTCGCCGGATTGAACTCCCGCTTGTCGTGGGAAAAGGGAATGGTTTATACGTTTGACTTTTTGGATTTTGCTGAGAATGTCGCCGGCACATATATGGTAGAAGATGTGTGGGGCAACATGGTTGATATCCGAACTGTCGAGCTGATCTTCACGGAGAGTATGCTGAAGCTGTGGTTTTCTTATGAGAGCATCGACGATTACTTGAATAATTGCTCGGAGAATAACTATTCCTTCTGCGTTACGAAGGTCTGCCCCAAGGAACTGGAGAACGAACGGTCTACGAACTACCAGTTCATCCAAGGATATGAACTGACGGACGAGGATATAGAGGAACTGATCGCCCCGACCATGCAGACCACTCACGATGTACTCGGCTCAGACTGGGCGATGACGGTATTGTTCCTCGCCGGGTCCGGGATATCGGAAGATAATGCGGAGCGGATCGGCGGTGATCTCGTGACTGCGGTGATGATCGACCATCGTGTTTTGGATGACCCGTATGTTCGCAAGAGCATCTATCAGCTGATACAGAATAAGATCGACGAGGCGAAGGTCGGCGTCCTCAAGGTTCATGGCAACTACTCTATTTTGTCCGGAGATCCATATGCGTTATGCCAGAGTATTTTCGGGATGCCGGTGACGGGGCTCCTAAAGGCCGGGGAGATATATAACCGATACTGGGTCGATGCCGGGTCTGAAGACCTTGTATGTTTTCGCGCCCCGATGACCAGCCATAATAACGTCCGGCTCGTACATCCATGCCATTCAGATGCGGCGGCGTACTGGTTCCGGTATATGAATACCTGCACTATCTTGAATGCGTTCGATACGATTACCGCCGCGTTGAACGGCGCTGACTACGATGGTGACCTTATATTTATTACCGACAATCCTGTACTTGTGAAGAAGCATAAGGTTACGCCGACTATCATGTGCGTGCAACGCGGTGCGCAAAAGAAGGTCGTCACCGAAGACGATATTATCCAATCCAATATAGCGAGCTTCGGTAACGATATCGGTCGTATTACGAACTGGGCGACTTCCATGTTCGAGGTCCGCGCCAGGTTTGAGCCGGATAGCGCCGAGTATAAGGAGCTGACGTATCGTATTCAGTGCGGGCAGCAGTTCCAACAGAATGAAATAGATAAAAGCAAAGGCATCATCTCGAAGCCAGCCCCGCAGAATTGGCACGACCGCCACGCTGTGAATCAGATGCAGGACGATGTGCAGAAACGGTTCTATCGTTCTATCGTTGCTGATAAGAAGCCATACTTCATGAGATACATCTATCCGGATCTTATGAAAGAATATAATACATACTTGAAGAACACAAATCGCACCGCGAGAATCAATTTTGATATGCCCGTACAAGATTTGATGGCGATACCGGAAAATCAACGTACACAAGCCCAATCAGACTTTCTCCGATATTATGACTATCGCATGCCAGTTGGAACTGCTGACTGTGTCGTGAATCATATTTGTCAACGATTCGAGGGGACGTTTGACGGATATGTCGGCAAGTACTCAAAGACCAATCGAGACTTTGATTCGTCAATACTAAAGAGTGACGTTTCTTATTCTTATCGGACAAAGAATGCGATTCAAAAATTGTACGTGGAATATAACGCGAGAATACGTAGATACATTTCTTTTGCGAAAGCAGAGAAAACATCGGATGACGAAAGAAAGATATCCCTCTCAAATCTAAAAGAGGAGTTCTGGCGTGATTGTTTGAACGTATGTCAGAATAGCCAGGAGCTGTGCAATATTCTGATTGATATATGCTACCGCAAAACATCTTCTAGGAGCTTCGTATGGTTGATGTGTGGGAGAATTATAATTCAGAATTTATTAGAGCGTAATGGTAGTAGGATTGAATACCCACACAAGGACTGTGATGGCGATATTTTTTACGGCGGAGAACGGTATAGTATTAATTCCAAGATAATCGAGGTGGTTGAATGAGTATTGTTCTAAATGAATATGCGTGGGCGGAGGAAGCTATAAAGAATCGCAACCTTGGTATGCATCCAGTAGAAACATTGGGGCGTGTGGCAAGATATTATACATATATTGGATTAAAGAAGTCTGAAGTGCGAAAGAAACTGGACGAGTTTCTCGCTGCTAGCGATCCGAATGCCTCTCTGGTATTATGGGCGGATACATTGGATCATGTGGCAAGGAATGCGCAGAAATACAAATTAATCATGGTCGATGGTATACATATTACACAGCCAGAGATGGAGATCGTGGATTCATTAGAAGGTATCCAGCCAAGGAGATTGGCGTTCACACTTTTGTGTGTAGCAAAATTTAGACTAACTGTTAATAGTAAGGCTGATGGATGGGTTAGTACACCGGATAAAGATATTATGGCAATGGCAAATGTTAAGACATCAATCAAGCATCAGTGTGAAATGTTTAAAATGCTCGGGGATTTAGGCTTAATCAAATTCTCTAAGCGTATCGACAATACGAATACACAGGTATTGTACATTCATAACGGTGATATCGTAATGACCATAACTGACTTCCGTAATCTTGGGTATCAGTACATGATGTATCATGGCGGTCCGTATTACGTTTGCCAAGAATGTGGTATTACATGTAAAAAAGGCGGGGATAATCCAAACAAATCACGGGCAAAATACTGTCCTGATTGTTATATAAAAATACATACACAACAGACCGTAAATCTTATTATGAAGCAACGAGAATTAGTTAAAATATGAAATGTTAGCCAACCAAGCGACCCGCAAACCCTTGGTACTCTAAGGGTTGCGGGTACGACGCACTGTACGTGTTAGTGAAAAAGAGTATATGCGTTTTTCATTTCTAACCAAATAACAGAAAAGAGGAATCTATATCAATAATCATAACAACTACAAGAAATCTACATTGTTGTTTATCATCATAATTATCCTGTTCATACTGTGGAGCGTGTACGATTTCTTCTATACATCCCAACCACATACGAGTGTCATGAACAATCTTAATCTCCCGCCAATCAGTGTATCAGGCGACCTCGACTTCGAGGAAGACACATCGGCGGAATTTTCCGCAATCCCCGCAGTCGGCGGGCTCGTCATGCAAAGCGGGACGTTAGACCAGGACGTATATCTTTACAATCCAACTGAGAATCAGTGTAACTTTGTCATCTCGCTCTATCTATCGGACGGCACACTTCTCTACAAGTCTGAGATGCTCAGACCGGGCGAATCTATTGAGAACATCAATATAAACAAGAAGCTCAACGCCGGTCTGTACCGCAATGTGATTCTGGCTTATGAGTGTTGCGGTGATGATGGAGTAATACTGACTCGGGTTGAATTTACTATAGAAATATCTTGTGAGAAAACGGAGGCAATTAATGGTACGAATCACTAAACAAGAAAAGGAAGCTATCCAGAAGAGATTCCCCCGAGTCGGGTTTGTCAGAACGATGAGACAGGATTCTCACCGGCACTGTTACTATATGGAAGAGAATCGCGGCGCTATGGCCCTTCTGAAAAAGTTACGCAACGATAACGTTGTCTATGATAGCAGAAAGGTAGGGCTGAATGGGAATAGAAAAACTTCCAACCGAAACCGAGTTTGATTATCACAGACGGCTAATTCTCGGCAAGCTCGTAGATAAGACGCTCGCCGACTATGATTACTCTGAGATCTCCAAATACATATATGGCAAAGAGTATTCCAGCGACGTAGCTCGTCGGATGCTCTATGGCAGCAGATATACTCTTGACCTTCTGGACAGACAGGGCTATGACGCAGTCACAGATGATGCAATTATCGCCGAGATTGACGACAAGCTGATTGAGCTCCAGAAGGAACGCCAACGCTTCTATGACCAGCGGCGCGAGTACAATAAAATCATCAATGCGGAAGGCCGCGAGGAACATCTGCATGAGATGCTCATCGACGCTGCGAATCATCTCGACGAGTCCGTAGGCCGGCTCTTTGACGATGAGCCTAGTTTCGATTTGGATGTTAGCGATAACCAGGCTGTCCTTGTATTCAGTGATTGGCATTATGGAATGGTCGCTGACAATGCGTTCAATCATTACAATACAGATGTTTGCCGTCGGCGTGTTCACCATGTAGTCGAGGAAGCTCGAAAGCGGCTTCTGTTACATAAATGTTCCATCCTTAATATTGTTGTACTAGGCGACCTTCTGCACGGCGCTGTCCATACTTCTGCTCGTGTGGCCTCGGAAGAGCTTGTTGCAGACCAGCTGATGCAGTCGGCAGAGATCCTTGCACAAGCAATCGTAGCTCTTTCCAAGTACGTAAACGTTACTATTGTTCGGATGACCTATGGCAATCACGCTCGTACTGTGCCGAATAAGAAAGACAACATCCATAGAGATAACATGGAGCGTATCATCCCCTGGTGGCTTGAGCAGAGATTCTACGGGAATAGCAATATTCTGATTGACAACAATTTCGAGAATGAGTTTATGGTCTTCGATGTGAACGGTCATTCTATCTGCGCCTCGCATGGTGATCTGGACTCGGTGAAGTCCTCCCCTCGCCTACTGACAACGCTTTTCCATAAGAAGTATGGGGTCGATATTGAATGTATCCTGCTTGGGGACAAACACCACAGGGAGAGCTTCGATGAGCTCGGGGTCACGGCTATGATTTGCGGATCCTTATGTGGTACAGATGACTACGCCAATGGCAAGCGCTTATTCTCAACGCCATCTCAGCTCATGTTGATTGTAGATAAAGAACACGGCATAGATGCCGAATACAATATTAGGTGCGGTTAATGGATTCCTATAACGAAACTACGATTGACCATATCAGCGGCGATAAGTTCTGCGGTGTCAGTACCGGTGAACGTGCTATCAAGAGTCGACTTGAGAAGCTTGCGGCTGAATATCCGGACGAGGTAGAGCTTGTTGCTCTGAATCAGGACGGTAGCGTATTCTATCATATCCCTTGGAAGTGGATTAAGATACACGCTCCAAGGCGTCTTACAGACGAACAACTTGCTGCGTGCCGAGAACGTGGCAAAAAGCTCGTCGAATTCAATCAACAGTTTAAGTAATTTTGGCTAGAATCGCTCCGAGTGGTGTTACCCAACAAAGTATACCGGTGAACACTCGGACGCGAAATTGGGCCGAAAAAGTACGACAACACTTTATACTACTCGCGCGGGGTTTGCGAGAAAACACTTGCCGCCCCGCTTTATATATAGCGGGGTAATGCAGCGGATAGCAGCCAGTCCTCATGAGTCTGGAGTCGATGGTTCGAATCCATCTCCCGCAACCATGAATTGCGACTGTACTTTGCGGAGACAGTCTTAAAACTATGGCAGCCATGTTTTTTCTTCGGAGCTACTCTGATTTTCTAACTGCCAATCTAAATAATAGGAGGTGGCCTGATGCCTAGAAAGACAAAAATGAATTCCATAACGTCGCCTGCGCTTCTGCGTCAGGTGAATCCTAAGAACCAGCAACTTCTGAACGAGTTTGTGGATTATCTCAAGAGCGTTCAAAGAAGTGAGACTACGATTAATGCTTATATCTCTGATATACAAATCGCATGGGTTTGGGCACTGAAGTTTAATGACAACAAGTTCTTCGTTGATTGGACGAAGCGGAATATTGTTGCCTATCAGAATTGGCTTCTCAATACGAACGAGAACAGCCCGGCCCGTATCCGCAGATTGAAGGCATCCTTATCTTCGCTCAGTAATTACATCGAGTCTGTGTGTGATGAGGACTATCCAGACTTCAGGAATATTATCCATAAGGTTGAGAGTCCGGTCAATCAGCCGGTCAGAGAAAAAACTGTTCTTACGGATGAAGATGTCGAGAATACGCTCAAGATGCTTGTGGATAAGCACAAGTATGAAGTGGCGTGTTTCTTCGCATTGGCTGTTTATGGTGGCCGGCGTAAGGCTGAAATCTGCCGGTTCCGAGTATCGGATTTCACTGAAGACAAGCTTATATGCGGCGGCAGTTTATATAAAAGCGACCCAATCAAGACGAAAGGTCGTGGCAAGGGTAAATATCTGAACTGTTACACTCTCGCCAAGAAGTTCCAACCATATTTGGATTTATGGATGGAGGAGCGAAAAGAAAAGGGTATTGAGAGTGACTGGCTGTTCCCGATGAAGGGTGACCCCGGGGAACATGTTTTAATATCGACAGTAAACAGTTGGGTGAGCGCGTTGTGTCGGATGACCGGCCTGCAAATCTATGCCCACTGTCTTAGACATAAATTCTGCTCGTCTTTATCTGATGAAGGAATCCCGGATAATGTAATCAAAGAGATCCTTGGGTGGTCAGATATCAGTATGGTGGGCGTATATGTGGACCGCGATACTGATGACACTTTGGATATGTACTTCGATGCTGACGGGATCAAGCAAATCGAGAAAAAGGGTTTGACGGATCTGTAATACAGATTGGAGGGCAAAAGGATGAACAAAAGTGAATTTGCGCACAGAGTATGGGAGAATATGCGCGACAACGGTATCAAGAAATCGATACCGGGGATGAGGAATACTTTCCATATCACAGATGCGTATGGATCGTCTGCTGACTTTACAGTCAAGCAAAAAGAGCGGCATCTGCAGTATACGGTCGAAGATGTTGAACGTATGCTTGATGCCTGTATCGCCGAATCTGAAAACTGCTTAAAGCTCGGCGAACAAATATCATTCCGTGGATTCGGGACTTTGGGGTTACAGTATCGGGAAGCTCGTAGAGCGAAGCACCCGGAAACTGATGAGTGGTGTGAGATACCGGGGCATTATGTCCCGAAGTTTGTAGCTGGTAACACGCTCAAAGTTGCCGCCCGAGTTTATGACGCCGCGCTGAGAGAATACGACGCAATTCCCGACGATCCAGAGCCAATATACGATGAGGACGATCAATGGCGAATCTGGAAATAAGCAGTCCTAATACTGTATGTAGAAGGTGTGGCAGGGGTTATGGTAAAATGTCCGGGTACTTCCCTGTCTGCCGTGCGTCGTTGTATAAAGGCGTTGGCTATCTCCCATATTGTAAAGAATGCGTTGACAATATGTTCAGCGCTTATATCGCCGAGTCTGATGATGTTAAGCTTGCGGTTCGTCATATGTGCCGCAAGCTCGATTTATATTGGAACGAAAATCTATTTAGTGATGTTAATCGCCTGAACGCTTCTCGCAATACATTCGTTGGCTATTTATCCAAAATCAATTCCCCCAAGCACGCCGGCAAATCATATGATGATACACTGCGTGAAGAAGGAACGATTTGGGATTTTGGCGACAAGAAGAATGATGCGAAAGATGGCAAGGTAATCATAGATCCAGCCGACGAAGACGAGATAATCGTCCGCACGGACTCTATAGAAATCACACCTGAGATTATCGACTTCTGGGGCCCGGGGTACTCGCAAAGTATGTATTCCGAACTTGAAAGAAGAAAGCGTTATTGGCTGGATAATCTCCCCAAGGGTGTAGAGGTAACAATTGGTTTGGAAGCTTTGCTTCGCCAAATCTGCTCGCTTGAGATTGACATCAACAAAGCAAGACAGGCAAATGTTTCTACGGAGAAATTGCAAAGTACATTAAACAGTCTTCTTGGTAGCGCTATGCTGAAGCCCGCGCAAGGCGGCGATACAAATGATGCTGCGTTGGAAAAGACACCGTTTGGTGTTTGGATTAAGCGTTGGGAGAATCAACGCCCGGTGCCAGAACCGGATCCAGCACTGAAAGATGTAGATGGTTTAGTAAAGTATATTCTTACATGGTTCTACGGTCATGCGATGAAGATGTTAGGGCAGAAGACGCCAGAGTCGAAATTGTATGATGAGGCTATGGATAGGATGAGAGTCGAGAATCCCGCGTTTGAAGACGATGATGATGACGATTTCCTATATGATGTTCTTTCTGGTGAAGAGTCTGGCGGCGATGAGTAATGTCCAGAGCAGAAAGAATTACAGAAGGTGCGGCATATTGGTGTTCGTACTATCGAGCGAATCCACATAGATTCGCCGCTGATTATCTACATCTAAATTTAAGGCTATTCCAGAAGATACTGATTATCATGATGAACATAAACGTAGTGTTTGTGTTTATAGCTGCGAGAGGCATTGGTAAGACATTTCTTTCTGCTGTTTATTGTGTAATCCGATGTATCTTGTATCCTGGTACTAAAATTTGTATTGCCTCGGGAAGCCGAAACCAGGCAATAAACGTCCTCGAAAAGATCATGCTTGAATTAGTTCCTGACTCGCCGGAATTAGCGGCTGAGATCAATATGAAGGAAACTAACTATAAAGGCATGAATGCACAGATCATTTTTAAAAACGGGTCTTATATTAAGGTAGTAACCGCCGGGGACTCGGCGAGGGGCAACCGTGCCAATATCCTCTTACTGGATGAGTTCCGTTTAATATCTAAAGACGTTATTGACACTGTACTTCGGAAATTCCTCACACAAAGACGTATGCCTAAGTATCGTGCTCTTACGGAAAAGGAGCGTCGAAAGGCGTACGCGAAAGAAAAGAATATGACCATGTATTTGTCATCGGCTTAGTGAATAGGCCGCTTCTGTGGTAACACAGGAGATGAACCCATTGAATTGCTGGAAACCCCTTAGAGCTATACGAACTACAACGCACGGATGAAATATGCCGAAACGTGAAAGTGTGAAAATCGTATAGATTGGGCGATCAGCAGCGAAGCCTCGAAGAGAGGAACGTTCAACGACTATCCCGTAAGGGAGTACGCCAATATGGTGGAAGCGGTGGGCATCCCAAGTGGATGAAGATATAGTCTTTTATATATGGAAACATATATACTGTTTAAGTTGAGTAACGAAGGGAGAGTATTCGTTATATTATGGGAAAGAAAATCGATCTAACAGGTAGCACATTTGGATACTTAAATGTTGTATCTGAATCAGACCCAATATATATAGGGAAGCAAAAGCGAGTAACCTGGATGTGTAAGTGTAAATGTGGAAATGAAGTTATAGTTACGACAGGGGCACTAAGGAGTGGTAATACGAAATCGTGTGGATGTTATAACAAAGAACGGATCCGCGACACTAAGGTAAAGGATATCGTCGGTAAGAAATTCGGAAGAGTCTCAGTTTTAAAAATGGCAGGGGTTTCATCGAGTCATAAATCGCTATGTGAATGCAAATGTGACTGTGGAAATACATTTATTTGCCTGGCGACAAACCTTATTCAGGGCAAAACTGAATCTTGTGGTTGCGCACAGGCCGAAGCCACTTCCAATAGATCAAAGACGCATGGCGAGTCACATACTAGGTTATATAGGGTTTGGCAAGGAATGAAGGAAAGATGCAACTCTCCGAACCATATTTCTTTCTCATTATATGGAGGCCGTGGAATTAGTGTGTGTAAAGAATGGGATAACTCATATGAGTTATTTAAAGAATGGGCCGAGTCTACCGGATATGATTATCTAGCGGCTCGCGGTGAATGCACATTAGATCGTATCGATTGTAACGGTAATTACGAACCATCAAATTGTCGATGGGTTTCAATGAAGGAACAAAGTAATAATCGACGTAACTCAACTTAACTAAAAAGTATTGGGCAGACCATTGGTCATATCAAAAATGTTTGGACACATTTGAAGCGATGATAATAAAAGGTAAGCCACAGTTTGTCTGTGGTCTGCCATATCAATTATCTATTGAAGAGGGATTATTGGATGAAGACCAAGTGATAGAGGAAATGTCCGAGTCCGGCTTCAGCCAAGTCAAATTCGACATGGAGTATTCAGCTCTATGGTATGGTAACAATGACGGGGCATTCTTCGACTTTAATTCAATATCCAAGAACAGAAAAATTAAATATCCGATGTTGCCAAGTTCTATAGCAGGTATACTCGGGAACGATAAAGCTTTTAGGATCCCGCCGAAGCAACCCGGCGAGATTCGTTTATTATCTGCGGATATTGCACTTATGTCTACTACAAGGCACGGGAATGACGCAACCGCGATATTTATCAATCAGCTTATGCCGACCAAAGCTGGGCGGTTAGTAAGCAACATTGTTTACACAGAGTCGTTTGAAGGTGTACATACTGCGGATCAGGCTTTGATAATTCGCAAAATGTACGATGAGTATTCTTGTGACTATATCGTCATTGACGCCCAGGGTGCTGGTGCTGGATGTGTTGATTTGCTCTTCAGAGACATCAACGACCCGGAGACTGGCGAGATCTACCCTGCTCTATCTTGCTATAACAATTCAGAGATGGCTGCACGATGCACAGTGCCGGACGCAGAGAAGGTTATATACGCAATTAAAGCGTCGGCCCAATTCAATAGCGATGCGGCCTTCAGGCTCAGAGAGGCGTTCCGTAGCGGGAGAATCCGACTGCTTGCTCCGTACGATGATGCGGATCAGTTACTTGACGATATTAAAGGGTATCGCTCTTTGGATGCTTCCGAGAAGGAAGTAATCAAGAAGAGTTATTTATATACTGACTTTCTGATTGTTGAGCTCACCAATCTTTTGTATGAAGAAACGGGTTCAAAGGTCAAACTGAAGGAGAAGTCAGGAATGCGAAAGGACCGCTACTCTAGTCTGTCCTACAATTATTATGTTGCAACCGAGCTTGAATCCAAAATGGAAAGGCGTGGTCGCAACACTATGAAAGACGACTCGTTTGTTATACGAGCGCCAAAATATGATAGAAAGGCGGTGAATCATTCGCGTGGAAGAAGTAGCAATAGAGGCAACCCAAGTTGGTTCTAAGAAGAATCCCGACTTTGGCGATATGTCAAAAATGTTCTCATTATCGAGTAAGTTTGCGATAATCAATCGTTTGATTACTCGTGATGTTAACCATAATACTATAACACCGATTTTCAATCGGTACACAAAAGACGATATCAGTACATATCTGGCTAACCCATTTAGATATGAGCGACAGTTGCGAGATGCTGTTATCTATATCTACGGAGCTAGTTCGCACTTCCGGCGACTGATACAGTACTTTGTCGGTCTGTCTGATTTGGCGTATGTCGTTGCCCCATATAAGATTGACCCGGCTACAGTTAACAAAAAGACTCTTAGCAGGAACTACCGGAAAGTATTAAATACTTTGGAATCTATGAATATCAAGACACAGTTCCCAAAGATCTTAACAGTCTGTTTCCGTGAGGATACTTTCTTTGGCACGATGGTCGTCTCGGCTGATAACATCATTATCCAACAGTTGCCAAGTAATTATTGCACTATTGCATCTATTGAGAATGGCGTGCCGAATGTTACTTTTAACTTTTCGTACTTTGATTCGCACCTGGAACTTTTGGATTATTACCCGCCAGAGTTCCGCGCAAAGTATGAAAATATTTATAAGAAGAATCGCAGTACACGATGGATAGAGTTAGACGCTCCGACTTCGTTTGCGATTAAATGCAATAACGATATTCTGGATTATTCGATTCCACCATTCGCGGGAATCCTTCGTGAGATTTATGATCTTGAAGACTTAACAAATATAGGTCGGCGCACTGGAAACGGTGCGCATTAATTATTCCCTTAATTGCTGGGACACCCTTAGAGCTATACAAACTACAACGCACGGATGAAACAGGCCGCAACGTGAATGTCTGAAAATTGTATGGATTGGGCAATCAGCAGCCAAGACCTGAACAAGGTAAGGTTCAACGACTATCCGATATAGGAGTAGGGGCAAGCGCTCCGAAATGGGGAACCCTAAACCACATATGTGGCACGGTGAAGATATAGTCTGCTCTTTATGGAGACATAAAGCGGTGTAAGAACCGGACGGGTGTAGCGGCCCGATAGTTATGCAAATTATATGCAGGGGTGATTATATAGAAGATAATAAGTGGACTGTTTATATGCACACAAATAAATCTAACGGGAAAAGATATATTGGCATTACATCTCAGGTTCCTGAAAAACGTTGGATGAATGGGTGTGGGTATAGCGAGCGCCTACCGATTGGACGTGCAATACGGAAATACGGTTGGGATGGTTTCGAACATGAAATATTATATAGCAATGCTACTGAAACTTTTGCAAAGGATGCTGAGCGCAAATTGATAGCACAGTATAAAACGCAAGATGATGATTATGGATACAATATTACTGCGGGTGGGGATGGCGTACTTGGGTTTCATCACACTGAAGAGAGTAAACAGATAATGTCGGAAAAGAAGCGTGGTAAGAATCACCCAAATTATGGGAAGCATTTATCTGAAGAAACTAAGCAGAAAATTGGAGCCATACATAAAGGCAATACATATTGCGTTGGTCTTGTACGAAGTGACGAAACGAAACGAAAAATGTCTGAGTCAAAAATGAAGCCTGTTGCATCATACCTTGATGATGGCAGTTTCGTGAAATGGTATCACTCGGCTAGAGAGGCCGCAAAAGAACTTGGTATTAATTATAAAAATATTTCTCTTTGTTGTAATAATCAAAGAAAACATGCCGGCGGGTATTGCTGGCAATTTGCATAACTATATAAACATAAGGATAAACAATTAAAACTTACGAAAACTGCGATTGAGAATTACGCCATGCTTGTTATGAACCTTGGTGTTGATAAGGATGGCAACTGGACTATGGATTTGACAAAGGCTAAAGATTTCTTTGAGAACCTTGAGGCGGTAGTTCCCGAGGAAGTCGGCGCTGTTTTGTCGCCTATGCCAATCGATAAGATCAGCTTTGAGAAATCCAATACTGGTGATACCGATACGATTACGGATGCGGAACAGAATTTGTTTACCGCAGCCGGTGTATCCTCCCTTCTGTTTAACAATGCAAGCGCCAGTGCGAATGCGCTTCTGTTATCTATCAAGGCAGATCAGTGCCTGACGTTCAATGTTGTGAAGGGCATCCAGGATGTAATTAACAGATATATCCAATATCAAACATACGGGAAGAACTTCAAGGTGACGTTCCTTGACGTATCTCCGTTTAACCGTAAAGAGATGGGCGACCAGTATCTCAAAGCCTGCCAGTATGGTATGCCGATGATTTCTTATTATTGTGCATCCCAGGGTCTTGAGCAAGCTGAAATGGATAGCATGAACTTCCTAGAGAATGACATGCTTGGTCTTATTGACAAACTTCGCCCTCTCCAGAGTTCCGCCACAATGTCTTCCAGCGATAGTGAAGCTGCGACAGATGAGGGTGGCGCTCCTACGAAAGATATTGGCGAAGTCTCTGACAAGCGAGAAGCGAACTCGGAGGGAGAATGATGGGAAGCTTTATATATGTGTTCGACACAACCGATAGAGATATTCTATGTGCAAAAGGATTTTGCCTGCTCAAGAGCGACGAAGCAAATAATGTTTTTATATTCGTAAACGAGCCGGAATTGGAATTCGCACTTGGCGATATTAGCTACGTCTCCTCGGATGTGTTGACGTTCTAATGGGAGGTGTGCCATGGGGCAAGTATTACATTTAACCTACGCCTCTTCCCTGTCTCACTTATGTGATCTTAACCCATCGTTCGATACGGGTGTTCTTCGTATCGCTTATACAGGTAAAAACCGTAACGGGAGCTACATCTCTAAGGAAACTTATGAGAAGTGTCTCCCGACGATTTTTAATGTCCCTGTTGTGTGCCACTACGACAGGGAAACGGATTCTATCGGCGGGCACGATGTAGAAGTTGTCAAAGACGATAACAGCATCCGTATAGTAAACGCCACCACGCCGGTTGGTGTTGTCCCTGAAAGTGCGAAGCCTTTCTGGGAGTTAGTGGAGGAAGACGATGGTACGGTCCATGAGTATCTCTGCACGGATATCTTACTGTGGAAGAGACAGGAGGCGTACAGAAAAATTAAACAAGACGGCATAGAGGCTCACAGTATGGAGATCCAGACGAATGATTACACTCTGGATAAATCTACGGGCCTCTTTGTTATACACGATTTTGAGTTTACAGCGTTTTGTCTGCTTGGAGAGAATGTCGAGCCGTGCTTCGAAAGCTCGTCTCTTGAGGTTTTCGCACACAGCGATTTCAAGCGGCAGATGGAGCAAATGATGGCTGACCTCAAATCGACATTTTCTCTGAAAGGAGGAGAAACATTGGAAGAGAAGCTTGCTTTACTTGAAGAGTTTGGTCTGAGCATTGATGACCTGGATTTCACTATCGAGGATCTGTCTATGGACGAGCTGCGTGAGAAGTTCACGGCCATGACTACTACTAACGAGCCTGAGCCCGCCGCCGAGCCCGCTGCTGTCGAGCCTGCGGCTGAACCCGAGGCACCCGCTCAGGAGAATTTCGAGCTTGAGCGCCAGGTCCGCGATTCAATTTTCGAGGCTCTTGAGGCTGAGACTGTCGAGACTGTTTTCGGCGAGATGCCCCGGTATTGGTTCGTTGACTATGACCCAGCGCTTTGCGAGGTCTATGCCCGTGACGAGCAGGATTGGAAGCTCTATGGATTCTCTTATTCCATGAACGGCGATAACGTCGTGATTGATTTTGACAGCAAGAAACGTATGAAGTACGCAATCGTCGCTTTTGACGAGGGTGAGCAGGACGAGCCTTTTGGCACTGCGTTTGCTAAGGCTGTCGAAAAGTTCAACGAGTCTGAGTCCGCTTGGAATGAAAAGTATTCCGCCGCTCAGAGCGAAATTGAAAATCTCCGTGGTGATCTTACCGAGCTGGATACGCTTCGCCAGTTCAAGGCGGATGTCGAGTCTGCTCAGGCGGAAGCCGCCCGTGAAGAGGTCTTCGCCCAGTTTGAGGAGCTCAACGGTATTGAGGAGTTTGAGGCGCTTCGTAGTGACTGCGCCGCGTATAGCATCGAGGATCTCACTGAGAAGTGCTATGCGATTAAGGGCCGTAATGGTGTGACCGCAAAGTTCTCCGTTACCCCGAGCACTACCAAGATTATTGTTCCGAAGGATATCCCCGCCGATGATGAGCCTTACGGCGGATTCATTCGTGACTACAAAGATAAGTAATAAGGAGGAATTGTATTATGGCAAATAAGTATGCGGTTGTCCGCACCGATGCTCTCCAGGGTACCGATGCGCGGCATAGTATTGTTTCTGTTAAGTATCAGCCTCTGGTTTCCAACGTGGCTACTGATACTGCTATCGAGAATGGCAACTTTGTTAAGCTTGGCGCTCTGATTGATGGCGAGCGCGAGATCCGCACTTCCGTAACGCCCGCCGCTTCCGACGGTCTGCACGAGGTTGCTCTGATTGCTACCCCCGAGGTTATGTATGATGAGCGTATTCGTAATCTTGATGAGTTCCGCAATGAGGCTGGTAAGATCGCTCGCGGCTATATCCTGCATAGCGGCGATATGTTCGGCGTGACCGCTGAGGCTCTTGCTTTCGCGACTGACGAGGAGACCGATGGTGTTGTCGGTTCCGTGGTCGAGCTGCAGGCCGGCACCAAGCTGAAGGTCGTGAAGGCTGCCACTGGTGCTACTTCCGGTTCTACTGTCATTGGCTCCATCTGGGCTATCGAGACTGTGGGCCGTTACACCTACTACGTTATCAAGGTAGATTAATCTACCAAATTCTGTAAGAAGGAGGATTTAAGCAATGGAATTCAATGAAATTATTAAGACTGCTGTTGATGCCTATCACGGCAATGTCCAGAAATATTCCGTCGGCGAGTCTCAGGCCGCTCTGCGCAATGCGCTGGTCGAGATGAACGGCGGCTCCAGCGTGCTTGATTACCGCAAGGTTCGTCGCGGCGAGTGCGCTCAGATGTTCGACCTGATTGAGCAGATTCTTGACAAGACTGTTGTCGAGGGTCTTCAGGATTCCGATTTCTTCAACCAGTTTGTTGATTTCCGCAATGTCGCGGCTGGTGACCAGAATGTGTTCACAGTGCGTGACTCCAACCTGTTCACCGTGGCTGAGATCGCTGATGGTACTCAGGACATCCGGCGTCAGCGTCTTGGTGGCGAGACTCAGGTCGCTATCCCCACCAGCGTTAAGGCTGTGCGGATCTATGAGGAGCTGAGTCGTATTCTGTCCGGTCGCGTTGACTTCAACGAGATGATCGGTCTGGTCGCCGAGTCTTTCCAGAAGAAGATTCTTGACGACATTTACACTGTTTGGGCTAACCTGAGCGATGATGCTATGGGTGGTTCTCTCTATAATGTCGGTTACAATAACGCCGGTGCTTACAGCGAGAGCACTCTTCTCGATCTGATTGCTCATGTTGAGGCTGCGGCTGGTGGCAAGACCGCTACTATTGTTGGCACCAAGTCTGCTCTTCGTAACCTGCAGGAGTCTATCCAGGCCGATTCTGCTCGTGAGGAGCTTCACGGTATGGGGTATTACGGGAAGTTCTTCGGGTCTCCCTGCCTTGCTCTGCCTCAGCGTCATCAGGTCGGTACCACCAACTTCGTGTTCGACGACAACGTTCTGAACATCGTGGCTGGCGACGACAAGTTCATCAAGTTCGTCTATGAAGGCGACCCTCTGATTATTTCTCGCGATGCTTCCGAGAATATGGATCTTACTCAGGAGTTAGAATACGCACTTGCGGCGTAACTATAGCTCACGTACACAGTAATGTGTTCGAAAAGAAACCTATCGAATTGCTGGGAATCCCCAAAGCTACATATACCACAACGTAAGAATGAAACATGTCTAGGCGTGATGGTGGCGAAAGCAGAAAGAAATATGTAGATGGCATAAGGTCAAATCCTAAGTGTTGTTTAACGGGAAATCAGCAGCGAAGCCCTGAATAAGGGAACGTTCAACGATCAGCCTGGAGAGGCGTAGGGTGCGAGCGCACCCGAAGTGGTAGGCATCCAGAAATGGATGAAGATATGATCTGTGCTCTATCGAGAGATAGAGGGTGGGTATCCACCGGTATGGTTTAGCGAACCAAGTAAATATAACTTTGTGGCTATTAGCGGTGCGCAGGCTAATAGCTTTTATATTTATGTACCAAACATAACAGATTTCTATGCGGTCAAGTACGGTCTCGGCGTTGTCCTCGCTGGCAACCAGAACACCGGCTTCGGTCGTTACGAGTTCCTCTAATAATTGATTAATAGCGGGGCTCATTCCGAGCCCCGCTTACGGAATGAAAGGGGTTAAATAATGCCTACACGTAAAACACAAACAGAGCCTACAGATACTGTACCAGTGTCAGCTCAGGCTCCGCAGGACGGAGCCACGAAGAAGCAGAGTGCGCCAGAGCCAAAGAAGCCTCTGATCCCAAAAGATGTAGATGTACATCAGTATGTAACTGTGCGCAATGGCTTCCATGGTCGTCTGATCTTTGTTGGTCAGAATGGCGAGGAATATATTTGGGAACAGTTCGGAGATGAGCAGGAGCTTACTCTGCTTGACTTGCGTAACGCTAAGAGCCGCCACAAGAGGTTTTATTCTAATAACTACTTCATGTTTGATGACGATTGGGTAATTGATTACCTTGGCGTTCGCCAGTTTTATAAGAATGCGATTCCTATCGATCACTTCGACGATCTGTTCACAAAAACGCCGAGCGAGATCGAGGAAATTGTCGCTGGCCTTTCCGACGGTCAGAAACGCTCCATTGGGTATAGAGCTAGACAGCTTATTGCCGAGGGCGAAATTGACTCTAATAAGGTAATTGCTACATTGGAAAAGTGTCTTGGGATGGATCTGGTTGAAAAGTAAGGAGGTGCCGCGATGCTCTCCTATGATGCTTTCATTGGAGCTTTCATATCCAAGATCACAGAGTTTGACTTCATAGACATCCCCGATGAAGAGCGCGAGGAGGTTGTTGACGGATATCTGCTTCGTGCAGTTGCGGAGTTTAAAAAGAATTGCCGCTATGACCTCTTTACTACTAAGAATGCTGACGATAGGGCGTTCGATGTTGATATCGACGATGAAGATATAGACGAGCTCGTAGATATCATATCTGAGGGTATGCTCGTCCAGTTTATGAAGCCATATCTGTACCGGCAGGAAAACTTGGAGAATCTGATTTCCACAAAGGACTTCTCCCTCTACTCCCCTGCCAACCTTCTGCTACGCATTGGGGAAGCTTATGAACGCGTACGGAAGCATTACACCCAGATGATCCGCGAGTATTCGTACAATCACGGGGATTTGACGGATTTGCATATATGATTCTGAACACACTGAACGGTGGGTACATCGAAAGTGAGATGGTGGCTAACTATTTTAGTCAGCTAATTAATCTGTTTTTCAAAATACTTCCCATGAGAGAAAACGGGGAACCATCCCTCCAAGAGTATATGCAAAGCTTACAATATGAGCTTATTGGATGTAAAGAGCTTATTTCTGCGGTGCATAATGACGCATCGTATTTGTCATTGATGGCAATCTTACAGTATTTCATTACAAATCCAGACTGCGAGCTTCCTGTTGTTCGTCGCGAAGTCTTTCATGCAATTAATATTTGCAAGAGATTAAGCGAGCGTTACAAGGATCAGGGGGTGTCGCTATGAGTGTATGGGATACATATGCGGCAAGAATTAATGCCCATGGCGGCAGTATTCGCGAGACGCATCTTAAACGCGAGAAGAGAATTTTCCGCGAGAAGATGCAACATAGTCTTTCATATTTCACAGTAACAATCGACGACGTTGAACAGAATGTCATGATTGTCGATACGGACAATCTGAACGAAAAGTTCATCTACTCCCTGCCGGATGAAGATGTCAGAAGTGGTGGCGTTGTTTACTATGCCGGTGGTCACTGGCTGGTGACGGAACGCGACTCCAGTAATGAAGTCTATACCCGAAGTAAAATGTGCCAATGCAACTATTTGCTTCGTTGGATAGATGACGATGATGAGATTCACGAGCAGTGGTGTATTGTCGAAGACGGCACGAAGTTAAGGCACGCTCGTTGGCGTGTTATAGCTTGGCATACTGGAAACGGTATGTAAAAACTACTCCCCTAATTGCTGGGACGCCCTTAGAGCCATATCACCAAAACGGAACGGCGAATAGTCGTAAACGGCAACGGTAAGAAGACGATATGGATTGGGTAATCAGCAACCAAGTCTCGAATAGAGAAAGGCTCAACGACTATCCTGGTAGCAGGAGTACACCCAAGTGGGTGGAAATGGGGAGCCCTAAACTGTATAGCAGCATGGTGAAGATATAGTCTGCGCTGTGGCGAAAGTCACAGAACGCGTAATGGCGCTGTAATTATTGATTACAGAACTAAACGGATCTTACAGGCGAATATGAGGATCGTGACTTCATGTTTATGCGCGGTGACTCGCGTATTAGTATCACAATCTCGCGCAATGATAATACTGCCAAACTCGACCGCCAGGATCGGTTCCTTGTGGATGATCCAAAGAGCGGCCATTTACTTGCATATACGTTATCGAAGCCTTTGAAGCTCGGCATGTGGTACGAGGTCGATGGCGATGGTGGCGTGTATAAATTCGTGCTCCAAGAGGTTGATACTACGGATGACGATAATCAGGAGTTGAGGATTGCTGACTACTATAAGCACTTCCGGGTAAATAAGCCTGATACTATCAATCCGTATGAGAACAAGACCGATAAGGGGAAGGCGGTGTGGTTATGAGTAATTTATCAGAGTTATTCGATTATAAGAATCAGCTTATGCACGATATCTTATCGAATGAAGAAATCGTCGCTCTGTTACAAGATGACCAGACTGACGGAACCGCCGAAGGTCTAGCTTATCAACGTGTGTTTCCACATGAGTTATGAGGACATAGCTCACGTATATAGAGATATGTACGTTAAACCTATCGAATTGCTGGGAAGTCCTAAGAGCCTTATATACCACAGCATAAGGATGAAATATGCTTATGTGCGATGGTAGCGAAAGCGGAAAGAAATATAAGGATGGTGCAAGGTTCAACCCTAAACACTAACTACAATGGATAATCAGCAGCGAAGCCCTAAATAGGGGAACGTTCAGAGACTAAGTGCCTTCAAGCGAAGGACAGTGGTAGGCATCCATAATTGGATGAAGATATAGTCCGTACTCTTGGAGAAATCCAGAGGCGTTATGCGGCAAGGCTTAGCGAGCCTTATATAGTTATATAGAAAGAGGTTGGTCACAATAGGGAAGTTTATTGATTTATCTGGTAAGCGATTTGGTAGATTAACTGTTATTGAAAGAGCCCCGAACAGAGGGAGATGTACGATGTGGAGATGTATGTGTGATTGTGGTCGCGAAACGCTCGTAGCTGGAGGGCATCTCAAGAACGCCCATACATCTTCTTGTGTGTGTTTATACACTGAGACTCTTCAAGGTGATACCAACCCAAAATATAAACATGGTCAATCACATACACGATTATATAATATTTGGTCTGGTATGCGACAGAGATGCAAGAATCAGAACAATCCAAAATATCAAAACTATGGTAGTAGAGGTATAAGGGTATGTGATGAATGGGATTCAAGTTTTAAAGCGTTTGAAGATTGGGCGTTGTCTAACGGTTATGACCCATCATTATCTATTGATCGTATAGACGTAAACGGGAACTATTGTCCTGATAATTGTAGATGGGCTACACCTGAAGAACAATCTTTGAACAGGACTGACAACCATTATTTAACATTTAACGGTAGAACTATGACCATGAAAGAATGGGCTGACGACATGTGTATCCCATATAAGCAATTAGAATATCGGATTAATCAAAGGAATATGCCTGTTGAAATTGCTCTAAAAATATAACTATTGCCAAACATTTTAGATGTCCCGGAAACTGACGAGCACGGTTGTACTTACATTTGTTTTGATGTCGATATTAAGAAGTCCATAAACAAAACATATCTGATTCCGACGATATACATCTGGGTTTTCTCGCATAAGAGCAAGCTCCGTATTCCTGACGGCGGTGGTGTCCGCCCGGATATCATCTGCCAGAAAATCGCCGAGACAATCAACAGCAGTTACGATTATGGACTCGGGCGATTGGAATTATATGCTGTAAACAGATTCGCGCCGGCGACTGACCATATTGGCAAAGTCATGACCTTTATGGCAAAAGACTTTAACAATACTTCCCCGACTGGGAAGAAGATACCTGCGAACAGGAAATCTGGTTAATGTCAACAGTCAATCTTTTATACAGACGCACATATCCAATCAACGATAAGATCCATGTCATCGTGCCAAGCGTTGGCGAAATACTGGATGACGAGGATGCTTATTACGAGTTGCTATCTATGATGACGGCTATGCCGATCGACCTCATGGTACAGCTTGACGATATCGGTATCGACTTCTCCAAAATAAATGAATACGAGTTATTTTTGCTGATGTTTCAAGGTCTCGCGACCCAGGACACCAGCTTAATTTTTGATCGTTTAGACCTTACAAAGTTCCGTATGGATGTGAATGAGGATAGTAAAATGGTCGTTTTACGCGACGACGAAAACGATATTGTCATCGATAGACTTATCCATTCACAGATCGCGGGCGCACTTCGCAAGATACACAATCTTGAAAAGAATATCCGCAAGCCCGGGAACGACGAAGCTAAACGATTCTTGTTAGAACGAGCGAGAGCCAAACAGAAGCGGCGTAAAAACCGCAAGCAAGACTCCCAGCTTGAGTCGCTTATCGTAGCGATGGTCAACGCACCTGAATACAAATATGATTACGAAGAGACAAGAGAATTGAGTATTTATCAGTTTAATCAGAGCGTTAGACAAATTATCCACCGAGTGGATTATGACCATAAAATGCAAGGCGTTTATGGTGGAACTATAGACGCTAAGAGCCTATCAACAGATGAGTTGAACTGGCTTGCATATAAAAAATAAATAGGAGGAATAGTGACTATGAATATTGCTGATCTGACTATCACCAGTCTTGAGACTATCAGCTGCTTTGATATCAGCACTGGTGCCCACCTGTTCACCATGGACGAGCTTCAGAACGCCACTATCGAGCAGGCTCAGGAGACTGTTGATATTACCGGTAAGGCTGGTCGTAAGATCTCTACCCTGAAGCGGAATAAGACCGTTACCATCAGCGGTAACAACGGTATGATTTCCGGTGGCCTGCTTGAGATGCAGACTGGTAACGAGTTCAAGAACACCGGCACCTATGTTAACTGGATTGACTATCTGACCGTCGAGATGGATTCCACCACTCCCGTTGCCACCACCACCTACAAGGCTGTTGGCACCACCGGTGCTGAGATTACCGAACTGCTTGTGAAGAACGATGACGGTACTGCTGGTACCTCTCTTGAGCAGGCGTCCGAGGCTGCGGCTGGCAAGTTTGCTTATGACCCCGCCACCAAGAAGCTCACCTTCAACACCGATGTTGCGGCTGGTACTGAGGTTGTTGTGTACTACAAGCGTTACATCACCGCTGACGTGCAGATTAACCTGAGCGATACCTACTCCGGCAAGTGCTCCATGTACATCGATGCTCTGGCTGAGGATAAGTGCGCGAACGTGTATCGTGTGCAGTTCTACATCCCCAAGGCCGACTTCGACGGCAACTTCTCCATCGAGATGGGCGACACCCAGGTTGTGCATGCGTTCAGCGCCGACGCTATGGCCGGTGCCTGCGGTCTGCATGGCGTGCTGTGGACTTACACCATCTTCGGCGAGAACACCGAGGATACCGCTGTCCCCGCTGGCTCGTAATAGAGGCTAGTGAGTATGGCTCGCGGTACTAAGATCTGCCGTGTCTGTGGTAAGGAGTACCCCTGTTGCGGACTTTCCACACCTCCTGCTCCGGGTGTGTTCCGCTGGCAGAATGTCGCTTGTTGCCCAGAGCACGGTGCTATCTACCTGAAGGCCATCAACGAGTCTCGTGGCATTGTCGATGAAGTCGCCAAGTCTGAGGACGAGGTGGCTGTTCAGGAAGAGAAGGATGCTGTCGTAAAGGCGACATCCAAGAGAACGAAGAAGAAGGCTGTCGAGGATGAACCTGTGAAGGTTGAGATCCCCGACGAGACAGCCGAGTAAATAGTATGGGAACAGCCATTGTGCTGTTCCCTATTTTTTCGCAAGTATGGCTAGATCAAAATTTAATGTGGATAAAGATATCTCTGGTCGCACATGTAACGGTATTACGTTTGATAGCGCCGTCGAGATGCGTTACTACGCTGAGGTGATTCTGCCCGGTGTGGCCGACGGAACCATTAAACATTACGAGTTGCAAAAGACGTATGAGCTTCAGCCGAAGTTTGAACATAATGGCACGACTGTTCGCGCAATAACGTATGTCGCCGACTTCTATGTCGAATACGCGGATCACATCGAGATCATTGATATCAAGGGCTTCCCGGATAGTGTGGCAAAGCTGAAACGGAAAATGTTTTGGTTTATGTACCCGGAGCTCGATTATAAGTGGTTGACATATGTCAAGAAATATGGCGGTTGGATTGAATATGAAGATCGTCAGCGGCTTAAAAAGGCCGAGAAAAAGAATAAACAAAAGGAACAAACGGAGGTTATAGAAAATGGCTAAGTCTATTAAGAATCGGATTTCCATTAATGCTGTCGAGAATGTTGTTAAGGAATACGACAATGAGGTTCATTTTAATTGGTATGACATAGACGTTGTGGTTAATCGTATACTCCCTCTTAACGAAGTAAGAGCGTTCATAGATGATGTTGTCAATGCTTGTTTCGATAATGAGACAGGCAGGTATTTGCCCGAAGTGAAAGAGTACGCTATACGCGTGAATACTCTCTCGAAGTACGCGAACTTCGCTATGCCGGCCAATGACGAAAAGCAATATGATTTTGTATATAAAACAGACGCTTATAGGCGTGTTGTTCAGGAAGTTGATCCAGCCCAGTATGGATCCATCATTGAGGCGATTGAGGCAAAGATCGACTACCTCTGTGACACAAACGCCAAGAGGCTTGAGATGCAGTTTGAGGATCTGCTGTCCAGTGTTGTAGAGATCCAAGACAAGCTCAATAACGTATTTGGCGGAGTCAGCGCCGATGATATTGGTAAGTTGGTTGGCGCAATTGGCGATGGTGTTATTAATGAGGAAGCGATTGTTAAGGCGGTACTTAATAAACAAAAATAATAGGTGATGCCTATGTCAGAGTGGTTTGACAGCACTGAGTATATTAACAGATTGCAGGAACAATACAACGAACTAATGCATGTTATTTATAACAGAGCAATGAGAGAATTTTCACTAAAAGTAAAAGAAGATGTAGAAAAAATATGGGTAGCAATTTCCGCAGCGTTTTATAGAGACTACTCACCGAAGAAGTATAAGCGAAAAGGGACACTAGGCGCATTAAATGGATCAGAGGATACAGGTATCTTCCATTTTGAAATAAACGGGAACGATATGAGTTATGAGTTTGATGATAGCGCAATGGTATCGGTTCGCCAAACAAAGGACGGGACCACATCTTCATATAATTATTTTTCACTTGTCGCAGAAGGCGGGTTCCACGGTGGTCCGCTATTCTCTTCTGGGATCCCGCCAATGTCTCCATCCCCACTTGACCTTTGGGATGAAGTAAAAGAAAAATATGAGAATGGGATTTATAAAGATCGATGGAGGGAAATATACACTAAGCACTTGGAACGAGAGGGGATCCCTGCGTCAATTGTAAAATTTGATTATTAATTAGTAAGGAGGTGGTTGTGTGGCACATAGTGGTTCTTTTACCTCCCCCGGAGAAGCACGATTAGATTTAATGGAGTTAGTAGAAGCAGCTAACAAGGCAAGAGAACAAGTTAAAAGCCTTACGTCTGAAAATGAGCGCCTACAAAGAAGTTTACATAATGCAAACACTGAGTTGCATGAATTACAAAATTCAGATCTTGGAAGCTTGAACAATCAGGTCGAGAAGTTTTCGAGTGTTATAAGTACTATGACAAATGAATTAGTGAATTTCTTAGAAGCCAATAACTTTAGCCAGTTTGACGATAGGTTTCAAAAATTCTTTGATTATATATCTGATGGGTGCATGACATCTGCCGAAGCAATTAAAAACTTAAGACTTGAGTTCTCGAATTTATTTGACCAAAGCGGCTCTGGAATCAACAACCAAATGTTTGACGAGTTATCTAGCAAGATCAACTCTATGGTTGGCAAGGTAGAAACTCTTACAGAAGCAATTAAGATGGTCGGCGAAGGCGGGAATATGTCTACCGCAATCGAGTACTTAGAACGGATCGCGACTTCGGTTGATAAGATCCATGCATCGATGGGTTCGCTCGGGTCTGAGTCGAAGAGTGTTAGATCTGGTGTTAAAGAAACTGCGGAGGCATTTAATGATGCCTCTCTGTCTATTGAAACATCTAACGAGCATGTTAATACATTACGAGAAAACCTTGGGACATTACATCGTGAGTTCACAAACTTAAATGATGTTGGCGCAGTATTGTCTTCCCTTGGGTTTAGCGAACAAGAGATCTCGAATATTGTTTCTGGGTTAAGTGATTTGAATATTGCTATAGAGAAAATCACTTTAAAAGGATTTTCTTCAGACAATAAGGCGGGTGTTCGGGCAACAATAACTGGTCTTACAGAGGATGGTAAACAAGCAATTACTGTGGTAGAAGAGCTCGGACGAAAGCTTCAACAGGCCACAGATGCTGAAGGCAATTCTATTAAGGGTTTAAAAGAATGGGTCGGATACTTTTCGTCAAGTACACAGGCGACGCAATCGGTAGGCGCTAAAACTAGTGCGGTAAAACAACAAGCGGAAGCATACAAAGAGCTATTATCCATACAACAAAAAATTAATAGCAAGGAGCTTGAGCTTCTTCGTGGAGCTGACGACGCGACAAAAATCCGCAATATCTCTGAAGAGTTGTCTGTTTTAAGCCAGCGATATAAAGAAGTTTATTCGAGTGCTGAACATGGCTTTACAGCCGAACAACAAGAATCACTCAATCGTGCCTATGTTGAGGGGACTCATGATGTAGAGGAATTGGCGAATGCGTTAGCCAGAAAACGCGAACAAGAGTCAGATAATAATGCCACAAAGCAACAAGCTGAAGCATATAGAGAACTCTTGAGCATTCAAAAGCAGATTAATAGCAAGGAGCTTGAGCTTCTCCGTGGAGCTGATGATTCTACAAAAATTAAGAATTTATCTGAGGAGCTAGCTGTATTAAGCCAAAGATACCAAGAAGTAGCTGAGAAGGCTTCTGGTAATTTAACAGCAGAGCAACAAGAGGCGCTTAATCGTGCTTACGTCGAAGGAACGCATGATGTTGAGGAATTAGCTAATGCGTTGGCCCGGAAGCGTGAACAAGAAAGCTATGATGCCGCTGCGAAACAACAAGCGGAAGCAATTAATCTTGCTTATAAGGAACAGAAATCAGCGCTTCAGGAGATCGTTAATATCCAAGAGAAGCTCGCAAATCCGAAAAATCTTTCTACCGATGAAATAGATCTATATACAAAACGTCTCGAAGAACTTAGCCAAACTTATTATAAGCTTATAGACGAGACGAGCGGAAAATTAAGCCCAGCTCAAAAGCAAGAGCTCGCTCAGATATATGAAAGAAGCGCAGAGTCTCTTAAACATCTTACTCAACAACAACGAGAGTATAACAAAGCTCAAAATGATTCAAATATAGACAAGGCTCTTACGGGCGAAAAAAAGAAGCAAGATAATATTCGGCAAACAATTACTGAGATAAAAAAGCTCCGAGCGGCCCAGGACGCATGGTCTAAGGCTGGCATTGGATCCTCTAGCAGCCAGTATACCGAGCTCGGGCGTCTGATTACTCAATGGGAGAATCTCAGGACGCGGCTTGAGCAAGGTACGATTTCTGAGAAGGAATTCGCCGCTCAGAGTTCTGCGCTTAAAACGTCTTTCGCATCTATTAGCAGCGATATCAATCTCGCCGGTGAGCAGGTTCAGACATTTGGGAAAAAGCTCGCCAGTATAAAAGACAAGTTTGGTTATTTGCTGAGTGCATCTACTATTCTGATGCGCTCAATTAGCATATTCAAACAAATGGCGAATACCGCCATCGAGATCGATACTGCAATGAACCAGCTCCAGATCGTAACCGGTGCTACCGATACAGAGATGGAACGGTTCTTAAGCAACGCCGTCGATTTGTCGAATGAGCTTGGTAATAATATTACAAATGTGTTATCGAGCATGGAGACTTTCAGCCGGCTCGGATACTCGCTTTCGGAAGCCTCTGTACTTTCGAGACAGGCAGGCATTTTAACTAATGTCGCAGCCGTGTCGCAAGACGAGGCGACGACAGGTCTGACGGCAATTATTAAGGGCTTCAATATGCAAGTTGAAGACGCTTCCCACGTCGCGGATGTACTGACTAATGTTGGGCAGAAATATGCGGTTTCTGCTAGGGAGCTTATGGAAGCATTTACGAAATCTGGTGCCGCTCTTAATGCGACAGGGGTCTCGTTTGAAAAGAGTGCCGCACTCATCGCAGCGGCAAACGCGTCGATTCAAAACGCTAGCACGGTAGGAACTGCCCTTAAGACAATTTCTGCCAGGATGCGGAAATCCGAGAGTGAGCTCGCTGAGCTAGGTGAATCAGCAGACGATCTCGCTGAAGGTTTCTCAAAATACGCCGGTGAAATAAAAGCGCTCACCGGAGTCGATATTTTAGTCGAAGGGACAACAGACACATTCCGAGACCTTTATGATATCTTTGATGAGGTTAGCCGAGTCTGGGATGATTTAACTGATACACAACAAGCACGCGTTTCCGAGATCTTCGGTGGCACACGGCAATTACAGGTCATCTCCTCCATTATTGGTAACTGGGAAGACGCAACAAGAGCATACGCCGACGCGATGGATTCCGCCGGAGTTGCGACGAACGCAAACAATAAGTACCTCGAAACTACAGCCGCGCATATCGAAAAATTCAAAGTAGCGTTCCAAGAGCTTTCGCAGTCCACAATGACTCGCGACTTTATGAACTTCTTTGTTGATCTCGCGACGCAGATCCTGAAGGTTGTTGACAACCTCGGACTTGCGAGAACGGCATTGCTAGCATTCACCGGCGTTGGCATAGCCAAAATTGCAACTAATTTTGATAGTTCAATAGAATTTGTCCTCTACGGGTGTGAACCCATAGCTGCATAAACCTTCAAACTGCGGGGAACCTCTAACACCATCTTGCCACAGCGTAGCCCTAACGGACAAGCGCGACGGAGCCGAAAGGCAGAAAAAAGTAGATGGTTGGTCTATGCTAAATAATGATGCTTCAGACCGGGAAAAATGAGCAATCGCGCAACCAAGCCCCTCTCCCCTATCGGGACTGTATCACGCTGGAAAATGTGATAAACGGGAAGGCTCACAGACTGTAAGGAGGTTCACTATTTGCGCACAAAAAAAATAACGGGACGTGAGGTAACACGCCCCGGCACACCGATCAACGGTGGCTAATCCGGACTTTGGTCCGGGTTACGGTTCGGATCTTGACCGTGGTCTTAATCTTTACCGTGGCAATAGCCTTAGCCATATTAATCGCTCCTCTCTGAACGGCGGTTCCGTCCAGTTGTCAAACGTACTAGGCCGAAAGAGAGTCAAATGCGCAAGATCATTCTACCACCGTATTTATTGTATGTCAAATAGTGTGAGAGACAGTCGGAATTGCCAATATAGTTTTCTTTGTTGGCTATATTGGTTCTGTGCTCGCTGGTGCAAGACCAGCATAAAAGTCCAGTTTCAGAAGTAGTACAGAGTTTGTTTATAACAAAGCAGCCACGGCTCTTTGGTTGAATTTATGGATAGAGCAAAATAAGAGTTGAAGGAGTTTCATATGCTTGCTATAATAGACCCGAGGACGGTGATTAATTTGAGTATCGTAATCGGGGTTTGTTTAGATAATACATGTTTGTTTTATGCGGACCAAAGGAAAATCGACTTCCAAGTTCCACATAACATTGACGATCACTTTGAAAAGATTTTTAGAATTAACAGTAATGTTTTAGTTGGCGCAACTGGTCAATACGCTCACATTGAGAAATTAACATCTCCATTTGTTGATGGGGAAGATTTGGATATTGATACTGCATTTACAAGAGCGGTGTCATATATCGCCAACATGAAGAAAATGTTCGCTTTAACGGGGACGCGAACGTATATAATAGGTGGTAAGAATGCCGATGGCTGTTTTGGTATTTACACTGTGAAATATAATGCAGAAACAACCCAGATAGAAACCGACAAACAGTTAATTCCTCCAAATTCAAAGTTGATTGCAACCAGATGCTCTCTTCCAGCAGGGCTAACATTAAAAGCTGATGAATATAATGATAGGATTGCAGAGGCTGTTATGCTTGCGACATCGATACAAGATCTTAACCAAAAAATTTCCGCTATAATATGTGATGTGGCAGATCGAGATCAGACAGTAAACAAAAATATTTCTATACTATCAATAGCATAGAACGGGAGGTTATAGACCTCCCGTTAATTATTGTCTATCAGCCCATGACGCAACTGCATAGAAAATAATTGAACATTCCATCAGTATCACCAAAGACTTAAACGTCATTATTCTCTACCTCCCCGGTTTCCACTTCCATCAACTTTGTGTTACTTCCTCGGATCCCAGGTGTTTCCGCAATTGGCGCATCGATTCACAGTTTTCGACGCCCCGATCAACCCCCAAGTAAAGTTGACACCACGAGCGCCGGATGTGATCGCGGTGGAGCCGCACTTGGGGCAACGAGGAATAGCGTTTGCTACAGTTGCTTTTTCTTGCACCTTTTCAATCTTATAGTTTGATACTGTATCGATATCAGATATTACACTATTTGCTATAGCTTGTTTATATGCATTCTGGTCGCCTTTATATTTGTCAAACAAATCTTGTTTTTTACTTAGAGCAGATTTCCCGAATGTTACTAACGCAATACCAATTATTAATAGGATAAATCCAATTATAAGGATTGGTTCCATATTAATTATTATGGCGTCTGTATAGTACAACACAAATGTAGAGATGCATGATAATGCAGATATGGCGATCAAGACAACGCCCATGATAATAGCTGAGTTTGATTTTGGTCTTCTACTTGGAATTACCATTTTGTTTACAGCTTCATCTATACTTCTAATCTTCGCTTCCCTTTGATTTTCAATTTCAGTTATTTGTTCTTGTTCATGCACCCATTCCTGAATTGCAAACCCACAGTTCGGACACATTTTAGCCTTTGTAGAGACATTATCTCTACCACATTCCGGGCACTGTATTAATGACATTTTTACCTCCATATCCATGTTAATAACCATAAATATTAACAGCAAACTATTTGAAAATTTGTAATGTATTAGATGGTTTCTCGGAAAGTGTAAATGCTGCTTTTGAGGCAGACGGATTAGCTGGCGCTTTACAAATGGTCGTTGGTCAAATAGATGAGGCTATAGCTGGGTTTGCCGCGTTAGCACCGGTAGTTGCAGGCGTTGCTGCAATTATTGCGGGGATGGCAATATATAACCACATTATTGAATCTGCGGATCGTGCCATCGCGTCTGCGGAGCAACACGCACAAGCTGCTGCTGAAGCGCGTTCTGAATACGAAAAAATTGATAAAGAGTCAAAAGAAATCCAAGGGCAGATTGATGCGCTCACTAGCAAAACAGGTGAACTAACACAATCTGAACAGGATCAGCTAACAACACTCGAAGCGCAAAACAAGGTATTAGAAACACGGCTACAGATTTACGATAAGATAGCACAATATGAAGCCGAGCAAGCGGCTAGGGATGCGTCGAATGCGTTGTCTGATAGTAACTATGGTAAAAATGGATTCGAGCTTTCGTTTGGGTCAACAGACAAAGTTGTTGATATGATTCTTTCCGGTGTTAATGGCGCGGCGACGCCGATTGAGCAACTACAAAGGCTATATAATACTATCGAAAAGCTTCAGGCACAAAGAAAGGAAACGGAAGAAAAACTTGCTGGGTCGAAGGTCGGCAGTACAAAATGGAACCCCTATCCGCAACAAATAGAAGCCATTGATGAAGCTCTAAGCGCTCTGAATGAAGAGTACAAAGAGACAGATACTGATGTACAAAGCTTACTATCGAAGATGACAGACCCAGATACTGGAGAAGCATTACCTGGGTTTGAAGATGATGTAAAAAAGATAACCGACGCGTATCTTGCACTTGGTGAGACTATCAATCAGGTGGCCGTCGACGAGCCAATATCGGAACAAATCGGTATAGAGGATGCAGATACGGCTATTGAAACCGTCGCAAAGTTAACCGAAGAGTTCAAGACTCTCTCCGAGGCGGCTGAAGGCTTTGAAACGTTCACAACCAATATGGATACGCTATCCGAAGCCCTGGTGTCTTTGGATGAAGGAACGCTTACGCTTGAGGATGTATGGAATCTTGTCGCGAAGTTCCCCAAACTTGCGAAGTATGTAGACTCCACAGCGGATAATTTTGGCGACCTTAAAAATGGGATCAAACAGCTCAAAGCTGATAACCTAAAAGATACAGTTAGCCAGCTCAAAGCATTCGCCGATACTCTCGATCCTATAGATGCCACTCGCGATGCCATCTATTCTCTTTGCGATGAGATGGAAAACATGGCAGCGAGCGAGACAACCGGTTGGGTTGACACTTTGTCAGATAAATTCGTCAGCCTTTCTGACGAAATCAACGCATCCAAACAAGCGATAGATGATATCTCTGCGGCTATGGGCGAAAATTCTGACGCTGGCTTCGACTCGCGGGTAAAGGCGTATGAAGCTTTAGCCAAGGCGTTTGATGAAGGCACCGTCGGTAGTATGTCCAATGTGTGGCAGATTGCCGAAGCTCTCGGCGCGTCGTTAGATGTTATCGCGGATAAAGACCCGCAAACGTTATTTAATTGGGTCGAAAATACTGGTAAATTCTTCCAAGAGGGGACGGACGGCGTTCATGCTTTCCTTGATGCTATCAAAGGCAGTGAGGATGCGCTTGAGTTATTCAATACATTCTCTTGGGAAAATGGCGTCCTCGACTTCGATATTGATAATACGAATCTCCAGGCTCTTGGCGAGGTCTTCGGTCTTAATGCCGATGCGGTATATGATCTAATCACAGCGCTTGGTCAGTATTATCAAATTCAAGGGCAGACACCCGACGATCTCATAACTTACATGGATGAGGTTGCTAACGGGACCCAAACTGCCAACGATAAGATGGCTGCTCTGAAATTAGCTTTTGAACAGGGTATGAAAGAACTCGGGGCGACTGATGAACAGATTCAAATCGCCCTCGAAACCGGTGAGCTTGAAACCGGTATAGAGGAAATTGACAATTTCGTTGAGCATTATAATAATGCGGTAACTGTAGCGAATACACCGATCAAGGCAAAGTCTGAATCCGGCGGCATGGCTCCGACTGGTCAAGAATTAACCGTAACGCCGAAAATCGATACGTCCAATACTGTTTCTCAATGGGAAGCGTATACGGCATCTATGGCAGATAAGTTTAATATCACTATTACACCAAAGGTGGAATCTGCTGATGCCGATGCGGCTTTAGACACAACTCAGGAAAAGATAGATAATCTTGATGCCACAGAAGCTTCTGCGACTGTAACTGATGATACTGGCGCGGCCAAATCAGGTCTTCAATATGTTGATACGTTAATGGTCGCGACAGACCGAATGAAACCGTCCGCAACAGTGTTGGATAACACAGCGCCTGCCCGGTCTGGTTTATCGACCGTATGGAGTTACTTGCAGAATGTTATTCGCAACAAAACGCAGACTATCACGGTTAACTACAAGACAACTGGTACACCATACGCATCCGGCACAAAGAGTGCAACAGGCGGCACAGCCTTACTCGGCGATGAGTACTCCCCTTCCGGGACTCCGAAGCCTGAGCTTGTCGTCTCCAAGAGTTCTGCGTATCTCGCCGGCATCAACGGCCCGGTTATCACAAGGCTGAATAGCGGCGACGTTGTTTATACTGCGGACGAGACGAAGAAGATACTACAAAACAGCGGTTTCAGTAACCGTATCCCCGCTTTTGCATCTGGTAGTGGAACATTGTGGTCTGGTAAAACACCTTCGTGGTACACATCTTCTTCCACCAAGTCAAGCTCCAGTTCTAGCGGTCGAACAACGACATATTCCGGTACGGGTTCGTCCAGTTCTTCCAGCTCTTCGAGCACTTCTACTTCGGAAGATCTCGAAACAATCGACTGGATCGAGCGTGCGATAAAGAAAATTGAGGACGCAATCGAGAGTCTTGAACAGACTGCGGGAAGTGCGTACGTCACACTCCGCGAGAACCTCGAAGCATCCTACTCGCAAATCGCCGCTGTTACGGATGAGATCGCCATACAGACTGCGGCGCGTGACCGGTATCTGCAACAAGCCAATTCTGTTGGTTTGGATAGTGGTCTTGCCGAGAAGGTCCGCAATGGTACAATAGATATTTCGCAGTATAGTGAAGATACTGCTGAGTTAATCAGCCAATATCAAGAATGGTATGACAAATCTCAGGATTGCACTAAATCTATCAATGAACTTCACGAATCCCTTGGCGATCTTTATTCGGGTATTTTTGATTCTTTGCAACAAGATTCTGAGAACCAAATTAGTCTTTTAGAACACAGCATTAATATGACCACCAGACTGCTGAATGAATACAGCTCGGCAAGTCTTGGTGAAATCAAGGACTACTATGCGCAGTTAGAATCTCTGCAAAACGATTCGATTTCCATCCTTCAAGACGAGTATACCAAACTTGTAGACGCTTTGCAACAGGCAGTTGCAAGTGGCAAGGTTGCTGAGGGCAGCCAGGAATGGTATGACATGGTCAATTCGATCAACGATGTCGAAGAGGCTATTGCTGACGCCAATGAGCAGATCAACAAGCTCTCCGACGAAATGTTCGACCGAATTCAGGACGACTTCGATAACGAGATTGATATGCTTGAGTATGTATCGAACGCATACTCCTCTCAGCTTTCCGACACAGTCGTGAAGACTAAGGACATGGTTGACGACCTCTATACTTCCATGCGGGAAGTTGCAGAACAGCAACTCACCAAGGCCGAAGATAAGGTCGCCGAAATGTCCAAGGCTCTTAAAGACGATCTCGCGAGCGGAATCGTCAAGGAAGGCACGCAACAATGGTATGACCGTCAAAAGGCTATCGCTTCTGCAAAAGAAGAAGTTACGGAGTATATAGAAGCAATCCGCAGTATGGCTTCGAGCAAGGGTGAAGATATCCTTGATACTTACGCTCTTCGGGACGTGCAACGTGACCGCCGCGAGTATAAGATCCAAAATTATATTGATACGGCACAGACTCCAGAAAAGAAGGCCATATACTATGCTCGTGAGCGTAGCCTCCTTGAGGGGTACACTGATATCCTTCGCCAGAAAGCGGCAGACTATTATGCGGTAATTGAAGAGGCCCGTAAGAATGAAAACTTCATTGGCTCCAAAGAAGAAGCCGATATGTTGTCTACGTATTACGGGATGCTCGAAGATATCGACACCCGCGTCCAGAAACTGCAAGATACATATTCTGACGCAATGGATGATATTGATGAGTATTATAGCCGGCAACAGGATCTTGCCCAGGAAGCCGCTGATACCGCAGCTTTCATAGCGAATGAGTACAATGGGCAGGGACTTGAGTCAATTTATATGCTGTATGAGACACAGCGTGTGGTTGGTCAAAAGCAACTTGCACTACAAAAAGAGATCACAGCAAAGCTGATCGCTGAACGCGACAAGGCTGTAAGCGATGGTGTTTGGAACATTGGCGATGCGAATTACGATAACGCCACACTTAACATCAATAAGAGTATTGAGGAAGAGCGCCAGTATGCTAACGCGGTAGTTGCGACATACTCTGATATGTTCAATGCTATCTCTAAATATTACGATCAACAGGCTGATCTGGTCAAACATGATCTTAATGTTAAGACACGGGCGCTTAGCGAATATATGGATGTTAGTATCTCCTCCGCCAAGGACACCTACGCCGAAATGAAGCGGCTTACCGAGAAGAACATCTCAATCACGACCGATAAACTTAACGAGCTTATCAGGACGCGTGATGAGGCTGTTGCTACCGGTAAAATAAAAGAGGGCAGCGTAGAGTGGAACAACCTCACAAGTCAGATAAATAAGACAGAAGAGGAAGTCTATTCTTTGCATCAATCCATTAATAGCATGTTTGGGGATTTGCTCTCCTTTATCAAAGAGTTCTATAGCGTACGTAACGATTTAATCCAAACAGCACGCGAGATGTATGAGGCCATGGACGATGAGTACCATTATCATAGCTACGGCTCTTCTCGTGACTATGCGGCTCATCAGATTCAGCTTGACAAGCAAGAGATTCAAAACATCCTGGATGAAATCTCTGAGGCGGAGAAACATATTGCTGAGATGCTTAGATTCGGCGAGGCTGGTGGCGGTTATAACGAGAATAGTATTGCACATCTGACTGACCTGAACTATCTCAACGAACTGAAGAATAACCTTACGACGCTCGTCAGAACGAGCGGTGGGTCAGCAATGGACAAGGTATTTAATGATTTTGCTGACAGTATTGATAAGGCCGCAACAGCGTATACCGAAGCCGCAGAAGATATCCAAAACGGTCTTAATGATTATGCCTATATCAGTGATGATATGCGTAATCAGGCGTATTCCAATCTCCGTTCTATCAACTCGGCGAATCTCACAGATCTTGGATATGGGATCCAAGAGCTTGAGAGCATCCTGCAAGAAGCCGTTGATAGTGAATATATCGAGAAGTATAGTGATAAGTGGTATGCATGGATTGGCGTAATCGACAATCTGAAAGAGAGGCAGAACGAGCTTCAGCAAACGACTAAAGGATTGTACGTTGAGCAATTTAATAGCGTAGAAGCTGCGTACGATAATCAGCTCGCACTTGCTTCTGAGGGCGAGACTGTTGATCTACTGACACAGAAAATCGCCGCAATGATACATGTGCTCTCTATGGCTGTAGCTGCTGGTGATGTCACAGAAGGCAGTCAAGCATGGTACACCATGCAACTTGCTATTAACAAAGCGAAGCAATCTCTGAACGATTTCAATACATCTCAGGCAAATGCCGCTGCAACCGCAAGGCAGAACGCACGCGATGCCGCCTGGGATAAGTTCGATTATATCGAGGAGCGTCTTGCTGACTTAACTGCGGAAGCTAAATTCTTAATTGATCTGTTAAGCGATGATAGCCTGTACACTGATAATGGTCAACTGAGCAACGCCGGCCTTGCTACCGCCGCATTACATGAGCATATCTACGAAGTCTTGATGCAACAGGCGCAGGATTATGCGGATGAGCTCGAAGAGATTAATGCGCAGCTCGCGCGTTCACCTTCTGATGCCGATCTTATTGACCGGCGCGAAGACCTATTGTCTCTCCAGAGAGAGTCTATCTTAAACGCGGAGAAAGAGAAGCAGGCCATCATAGATCTTGTTGAAGACGGTATTGAGATCGAGCTCGATAATCTTAAACAGCTTATCGATACGTATAATGATGCGCTCGATTCTTCTAAAGACCTCCACGACTATGAAAAGTCGGTTTCTGAAAAGTCTTCCAATATCGCGTCCCTGCAGAAGCAGATTTCCGCTTATTCTGGCGATAATTCTGAGGAAACACGGGCTCGTTTACAGAAGCTTCAAGTGGAGCTTAATAAAGCTCAAGAGGATCTGCAAGAGACCGAGTATGACCGATATATATCCGACCAGAAGAAGCTTCTCGACGATTTGTATAATGAGTACGAAGAAGCTCTTAACAGCCGTCTTGACGATGTAGATTCCTTGCTTGCAGATATCAGCGACAAGGTGTCTTCTAACGCCGGCGCAATCAGAGATACGATATTACAGGCAAGCGATGAAGTCGGGTATACGATTTCCGGCTCTATGGGGTATCTGCTCCAAGGAGAAGCAATGAGCAATGTACTCGCGGCTATTAAGGAAGTCGCTGCGGCGGTTAACCTGAATACTGAGCAAGCAACCTCTGCGGCGGTGACTGGCGCGAATACTTTGGAAGAGATTACCATGGAACAACTTCGTGTCGATGCTCTGACACAACTTGTTAATCAACTTCTCGAAGACGGCACATTAAACCCTGAGCAAGCAGAGGCATTATTAAAAGCGATCGGTGCTGGAACTGAGGAAGAAGCGAAGAGCGCGGCGGAGATTATTAAGAGCCTTTACGATGGGGGTGTTCTTAGCGGCGAACAGGCCAAGACTTTATATGAAGCAACATATATGGGTCTTAACGACCTGAGAGACGCTGCGGTATCTGAGCTCCAGTTAAATGCTGATAAAACAGCTACCACTATAGAGGCTCAGTCGGGGGCCCTGAAGACAATCTTGGATACGCTTGTCGCACAAGGCTATATTGACCAGTCGCAAGCAAATGCTATCCTCTCAGCTGTTAATAGTGGAGCGGACCGAATAGTGTCTGCTATCGGCGATATCGACCGAAATGGCACTATTGACCAGGCCGATGTAGAATATCTTGCGAGATCCCTCGCGGGCTGGGAAGGATACGATACTGTTGACACAGACGTTGGCGACCTTAATGGTGACGGCGTCGTCAACAGGCTTGACCGCGTTCTCCTTAACAGACAAGTCGCCGGGTATGACACAGGTGGTCTAAATACTCAACCGGGTGTTGCCATACTCCATGGTACAGCAAACAAGCCAGAGCTTGTTCTGGATGCGCAAGACACGAAAACATTCATGGATTTCGTGGATATCCTGCGCGGCAAGGGCGCTCTTACCAGTAACATATCCAGGTCCGGGATTATGTCGGCACTGTTCGGCGGCGGTATTCAAGGCGTTAATCCACGGGACTTGACAAATATCAAGCGCCCGGAGGTTAATGCTGTTTCTCAGAATGTTGGCAGTATCAACCTGACGATTGCAATAGATAAAGTAATGGACTATAACGATCTCGTTACGCAGATGCAGAACGACAAACAGATCGAACGCTTTATTCAGAGTTGTTCTACAGATTTGCTCAAGGGGAAGGCTCCAATACTCAAGAACACAATAAAATTCAATAGATAATAACGAGAGGGCAAGTTCACCGCTTGCCCTCATCTTTAATTGAAAGGAGGCTGTATGATTGTTCGCATGTGATTTTGAATACGATGGCAGATATCTCAGCGACTTTGGATTTATCCTCTGCACATTCGACGGATCCAGTGGCTCACAGGTTGTAGACACTGGCTCAAGTATTCAGTTCAATAAAGTCTCGATGAACCACGGAAAGAAATTCAGTTTGACGAGTTCGCAATATAACGACTGCCTGCAAGCTACATTCCAAATATGTAAGGATCCAAAAGAGAATCTCACAGACGCGGAAATGATGATTACGAAAGACGAATACCGCGATATCGCCCGGTGGCTTAATCGTGGCGAGTTCTGTAAGTTCCAGGTTATCTACGATAATAATGACGATGTGTATGATACAGAGCCATGCTATTATAACGCGAGCTTCAACCTCCAGCGTATTGTTGTCGACGATAGAGTTTTCGGCATTGAATTACAGATGGAAACAGATATGCCGTTTGGGTATGGCGCGGAAGTTACGCGCACACTCACCGCGAGCGTTACAAACTTGTCGATGATCGTCTATGACTCATCCGACGATGTTGGGTATACATACCCGGATATCGAACTGACATGCCAGTCAAACGGCGATTATACAATTACGAGCACCCCGGAAGGGACAACCACAACGATTGCGAACTGCACATCCGGCGAGGTAATTCATCTCTATGGAGATACAAAAATCATTACCAGCTCTTTGGATTCACACAATGTAGCGGCTGATTTCAATTTCCAATTTCTGAAGATTGGGAATACATACGAGACGAATAAGAATACTATTACAGTGAACGCACCGTGTATATTTTTGACATGAGCACAAAGATTCGGTTTGACTCGCTCGGCAATGTTGAGAATCCGACTTATATTTTGACAAAACGGGACGGGACGAGGATATGCGAGATCCCGGCTAGGAATATAAAGTTCATGGAATCCATGACTACATCAGAAATAACGTTTGATGTATACAAGGCTGATTTCCAAACATATTGGGACGAACTGGATACTTTCAAGCTTCTTTATTGCCCCGAGTATGACTGCTTTTATGAGATATATATAAATATCAACATATCTTCCGATGTGTGTAAAGTAGCTTCTGCATCCTCACTCGGCGTAGCGGAATTATCTCAAATCCTGCTCCATGAAGTAGAGATTAATACAGAAGATGATATCGCCAGAGATGACTACGAAGCTACTACCATCTACAACCCGTCCAACCCAAAGGCATCTTTATTGGACAGGATTCTTGATAAAGCGCCGCATTACGATGTCGCATATGTCTCCCCAACACTGGCGGGGTTACAACGCACTTTCTCATTTGACAAGACGAGCATATATGACGCACTGATCCAAATCTCTGAGGAAATTGACTGCCTCGTGGATGTTCATTGCTCAGTCAATAATGATTACAGTATTAACCGCTCTATCCGTCTGTATGATCTTGAGTCATACTGTTCAGACTGCGGACGGCGCGGTGTATTTACGGATACGTGCCCGTACTGCGGAAGTACAAATATAATTCGCGGGTATGGCGACGATACCACGATTTTTGTAACGCCGGATAATCTGGCCGATACGATTGAGTATACCGTCAATGCGGACGCAGTAAAGAACTGCTTCAAGATTGGCGGCGGCGATGATCTTATGACGGCGACTATCATCAACTGCAACCCAAATGGATCTGCATATATCTGGTATCTACCAGAGAGTATACGCAAGGATATGTCTACGGAGTTGCAGGAAGCGTTGGCAAATTATGACGGCCTGTATGAGTATTATCAGAACGAATACGTTTATACGCCGACTTCCAGTGTGCGCACGGCATACAACAATCTGGTCACGAAGTACGTAAGCATGAATGATGCCCTTACGCCGATCAGTCAAACGCTGACAGGCTACCCCGAAATCATGCAAGCATACTATAACGCTATAGACTTTGAGTTATATCTGCAAAGCACTATGATGCCTGATACGTCCCTCCCGAGCACGACTGCATCTGATGAGGGTGGTAAGTTAACGACGGCATCCCTCTCCCCCGTCGCTGTGACGAATCTGTCGGCATGTTCTGAGGCAACCGCAAGTAATGCGGTACTCGGCATGGCGAGAGTAATTGTAGATGCCAGGTATCAGGTCAAGACAACGGATACGTCCTATGCCGCAGCTACCCATACTTGGACTGGTGCTTTCGTCGTTACGAGCTATTCGGACGAGGATGACACCTACACGACCCCGAGTATATCTGTCGTAATCAATGATGATTATGAGAACTATGTTAAGCAGAAGATCGATAAGCTGTTGAATAAAGAATCACCAGATGTTGGCATTGAGGCTTTGTTCAAGCTGACGCAGGCTCAATTTGCGACGCAACTCACGCTTTATTGCTTGGATAGTTTGAGCAATATCGAGAAGTGTTGCCAAGGCGCGGTTGACGTATTGATTGAACAAGGCATTGCTGATGATGATGCATCCTGGGGCGAGGATCTATACACCAACATGTATATTCCCTATTACAACAAACTGTCCGCTATCCAGAGCGAGATGGCGCTGCGCGAGAGTGAGATCCTTACGATCACCGGCGCGTATGACGAATACGGCAATATCACTACTGATGGTATGCAGACAGTCCTGATGACCGCCAGAGAATCTATTCGCTCGACTTTGAGCTTCGACGATTATTTAGGCGCGGATTTATGGGAGGAGCTGGCGGCTTATCGCCGGGAAGACGTGTATACCAACGATAATTATATCTCTGATGGGTTGACCACTGCGGAGATTTTCGACTACGCAGTTCGCTTCATCGAGGAGGCTGAAAAGGAAATCGTGCTCTCCGCGACAAATCAGCATTCCATCACGGCGACTCTCAAGAACTTGCTGACTATGAAAGAGTTCCATCCAATATTGGATTATTTCCAGGTTGGTAACTGGCTCCGAGTTGATGTTGATGGTGACATCTATGTTCTGCGTCTGTTGCAGTACGAGATTGATTATGAAAACTTGGATAATATCTCGGTCACGTTCTCGGACGTGAAGTCGAACGGCGACGATCTCGCAAGTATTATTAGCAGCGCTTCCAGTATGGCGAGCTCTTATGCGGCAATTACTCGGCAGGCTGAAAAGGGTGACGAGAGTGCGCGAAGGATAAATGATTGGGTAGATAAAGGTCTGTCTCTTACGACATCTAAAATCGTCAACAGCGCTGATAATCAGAATGTGCTTTGGGATTCGCACGGGATACTGCTTAGAGAATATTCTTCTATCATTGACGACTATGAAGACGAACAGCTCAAGATTATCAATCGTGGTCTGTATGTCACGGATGACGGTTGGCATACTGCGAAAGCAGGTATCGGCAATTTCTTTTATTACGACCCTGCAGATGGGCAGACCAAACAAGGGTTTGGCGTAATCGCGGATAAGCTGGTTGCGAATCTGATTTTAGGCCAGAATGTCGGAATATACAATACGGCTGGCAGTGTGGTTATCGACGAGAACGGATTAACAATAACGGCTGATGGTACATCCGGTGATAATGATGTAGCTTTCACAATTGCGAAGACTACGAGCTCCGGTACGCAGAACATTTTATATGTTGATTCCAACGGCGATCTTGTTGGAAGATTCAACAATCTGACGATCACCGGAACCGGCGGGAACGTACCGACAAGTTCAGATGTCTCTTCCGCCATTACGACATACGATAGCAGTTTGAACCAGCTCGCAGTATTTAATAAGTTGACGAATAACGGGACGGTCGAAGGAATATATATGAGCGATATTTCCGGAGACACGAATCTCTATATTGACGCATCGTATATCCAGGCGGGCACATTAGATGCAGCACGGATCAGGACTGGCACGATCACAGTTTCACATCTTGATAATAATGCTAAATCATCCATTGCGACCGGCACCACAACAAAAAACCAATATTATTTAAGCACTTCTGATAGTTCGGCCACGGGCGGTTCGTGGTCTGATGCTGTTTCTGCGTGGAGCCCTGGTATGTATGTCTGGACACGAGTTGCGACAACAGTCACCAAGGCTGACAATACGTCTGCGACATCGTATTCTGCCGCTGTATATGATGCTAACTTAACAACCGCATTGGCAACATCTGAGAACGCCCAGAACGACATAGATAATCTGTCTGTAGGCGGGCGGAACCTGATCTGGCGAACGCTGAACCCGAAGATCTCCGGCGACACCACCACCAGACCCAGTCTGAACGGAATGACTTCGCTGCTGTTATATGGCGGGTCTATGTCCGCCGCAACACACGGTGCCCGGGCAATCGCTACCTCTGCTACGCGAACGTATATGCGTCTGGGCTCGACTGCCGCTGCTAGCGGCAGCCTGTACGGACTGGAGCCGGGAGAGACTTACACGCTATCTTTCGACTCGGCATGGAAGATGCTGTCCGCCAACACCAACACGACCACTTACTATAACCGGGTATACCTCTACACTGATGCCGCGACCACTGGGACCTTTGCTCAAACGGAGTTCCACAATTTCGGAACTATTAAGAGCGCCGACAGGGGCGTTGATATGACCGGCCGCTGTGAGTACACGTTCACTGTCCCGGTGTCTGCCACGATGCTGTATTTTTCAATAGGCAGCAACCGGACGACCGCTTCTGACTATGCCGTTGGTGACTATCTGGAAGTCAGTAATCTGAAACTGGAGAAGGGCAATCGCGCTACAGACTGGACACCCGCCCCAGAAGATATTGCCAATACTGCAGCCGCGAGAGAACAATTAATTTATATAAGTGCAGTAAGCGGCACAAGCTCAATGAGCGGTACTACAACATGGGTTACATTAGCAAGTGATGCGCAAAACACATGGACTACAAAGAGACCGACGTATAACGGGTCTTATCCAGTATTATTCGTGGCTACTCAAAAACAGGCTGTGGATGGAACAATTACTTGCACGACTCCTATTAAAGACGATACTACAACTGTAATTGATGGCGGGCATATTACAACAGGGTCAATTGATGCAAGTGTTGTAACGGTCACAAATTTAAACGCTAATGAAATCTCATCTGGTACAATGTCGGCGAACCATATAAACGGAGGAACGATTGATGCAAATAATGTTACAATCACAAATTTAGATGCATCAAACATAAACACAGGAATATTAACATCCATAGCAATCCAAAACGGGACGCCGGTAAACGGTGTGTACCCATTTTCTGTTGATGCAAGCGGCCATCTAACAGCAACTGGCGCATCAATAAATGGTTCAGTTACCACATCTAATGATAGTTTTTCTGTAACACTTAGTAACGGATTTGTACAATTCGGCAGAGGATATATTACCGAATATCTTTCACCCAGAGGATTAAGTATTCATGCCGATCAGCTATTTGGTATTACAATCGGTTCTTCTTTAAAGATGCAAATATCAGATACCAAATCTCAATTCCTTGGGGACGCTGACATCGGAAACAATTTGTATGTTGGCGGAACAATATATATAGGTAGTAGTAACACCCCATTAGATGACTATATAAGGAGTATTGTTAACTAATTGAGAAAGAAAGGATAAAGAAATGAAACTTACAAACGAAGTATTATACGATAGCCTCGCGGTTCTCGCCCGCGTATCTGAAACTGGCAAGCTCGGTTATGCTTGCGCAAAGAATCGCCGCAAGATTGCGGACGAGATCAAGGAGTATATGGATAAGCGGGATGAGCTGCTGGACAAGTACGGCAAGCAGAACGCTAACGGCTCCTATAATCTGACTGATAAGAATCTGCAGAAGTACCTGGACGAGCTCGCACCATACTCCGAGATGGAATGTGACGTGAACCTTATGACCGTGGAGCCGGATGA